GCATTACCAAGTCAATAACGGAATCAAATAATTCGACATGCATATGCAGAATTATTGCGGGGTGCATTTCAGCCGTACGGCGTGAGCTAGGCCGCTGCGGGACCGGGCAATGGGGAGAGATGAACAGGCGCGCGCGTGACACAGACAGACTAACGGATCAATAACAGAATACATTGCATGTTCGCCTAAGCCGAATTTGTCGCATGGCCTGCTAATGGGCCTTGGGAGGCCGTGGGGCTGTCCCATTAGCTTGGTAGGCCGTCCTATCACCCGGCATGTGTAACGCGATGTGGGAGAGTTCACGTTTTGAGCCGTGTTCGTTCCGCTTTTGTGCTGCTTATGTGCTGTATTTGTTCGCGTTTTGTTGCGTGTGTAATTGGGACACTTGGCCGCTTGGTTCGTACGGCAGACGTTAATAACTTGGCCGCTTCGGTTAACCGATTGGCCCCCAACCGACAGGGTTGATAATTCGATAATATGTCCCATAAGTATTCAGGTACATATATAACTTATCTGCTATGTTATATACACCCCTTTTTACTTATGGGACATATTATCAAATTATCAATGACAAGAGGTGCGATGACTGTTTGACCCATGCAAGAAACGGGCCAGTTTCCACTGACCACGGCGCGGCGTAGCTCATATGCAAATACCATGCCAATGCACATGGCCGCTCAGTGTATTAGCAAGGATCATGCCAACCTTGCATGCATGTAACGCACATGCAAGCCCCATGCCAAGTAACTTAGCGGCATGGTAGCTGTGCCAATGTGTGACACTATGCAAGCTCCGTGCCACGTCGCCGCTGGGCCGCTGGGGTACGGGGGGGGGTGGTTCGTGTGGTGTTGGGTTTGCCTGTGTAATGACCCAATACACGATATATCCAATTTTGGGATTGGAGCTAACGCACTCAGCGGCCAAGCAACAATGTATTACAGCCCTCGCTATCCCACGCAGCGGCTAAGTCCGCTTTATCCGCCACAGGGGCTTGACTGGCAGCAGACAAAGTGCTTGACCGCTAGGCTGCTGCGTGGGACAAACCCGGAGCGTCACACCCATAGGTCAGCCCGCCCATGTCTTGCGTAATCCTCATCTCGCAGCGCGGTGCCATCACGGACACCGACACCACAGGTGTGCTGGAGGCGAGCCTTGAGTTGCTGTCCGCCGGGCTGTCACCGGCCTACCTGTCTGTGTTCGATCCGTCGCCGTACCCGATGATATTCACGGGGTCGCGGAACCAGCAGCAGCGGAAGGTGGACGTGATGACGGACTTCGCGGTGGACCTCGTGGCGTGCCCGGATGGGCAAGACCCGAACGTGCTGCCGCCGGTCAGGCTCCGGCCACCGTCGGGCTCGGCAGTCGGCTACTCGTGGCAGATGGACGGCCTTGACGGCGTGCTCTACGCGAAGTTGCCGTAATGGGGCAGTTTACGTTCTCAGGTGGTGGCGGCGGCGGCGGGGGCGGAGCGGTCACGTCCGTGTTCGGTCGCGTTGGCGTTGTCATTGCGGTCAACGGAGACTACACGGCGTCGAACATAACCAACGTCCCGGCGGGCAACATCGCCGCTGTCACAGTGCAGGCGGCTGTTGACGAGCTTGACACTGAGAAGGCCGGGCTTGCGCTGGCGAACATTTTCACAGCAGCGAACACGTTCAACCTCAACGTCACTGCCGCGCCAGCACCGCCCGCTGGCACAGTCGTCCACGTTGTCGCCGCAGACGGGTCAGCCTCTCGTCTCGCACTTGATGCCTTCGGGTCTAGCGCGCAAGTCAACCAGCGCCGCGCCAACGGCACAAACGCGGCGAAAAGCGCGGTACTCTCTGGTGACTCCATCGGCTCTTTCAACGCTTTCGGCTATGGCGCTACGGGGTACATCGCTACCTCATCGGCGGCGGTACAGTTCGCCGCCACTGAAAACTGGACAGACACCGCCGATGGCACTGAGATTTTATTCCGCACCGTCACTAACGGCACCACAGCCCTCACAACACGCTGGGGCGTGCGTAATGATGGGTCGCTCACCTATAACGGCGGCACGCTGACCGGCGTATCGACCGTCAACGCGGTGGACTATTTCGACAATGGCGTGAATATCAACACGATCTACGCTGGCCTTGCCGCCGCGAACGTCTTCTCTGCGGTGCAGACCATCGACTTGAACACGGCGGCTCTGCCCGCCCCGATAACCGGAACTGCGCTCCACATCGGCAACGCAGACGGCGTGCTGACCCGTCTACAACTGGACTCGTTCGCGCAACAGACCAGCTTCACGGGTCGCCGCGCCAACGGCACCGCCGCTTTACCGACCGCGCTGATCAGCAACGAACAGATAATCGGCGTGAACGCATTCGGGTACGGTGCAACCGCGTACTCTGCTACATCACGCGGATCGATGGGCATATTTGCTTCCGAAAACTGGACCGACGCCGCGACGGGAACGCGGATCATTTTCAGCACAACACCAAATCTCAGCACAACCTCCACGACACGTTGGGGTGTCGAGAACGATGGCTCGTTCGTCTACAGCGGCGGCGCGCTCACTGGCGTCTCGACCGTCAACGCCACGGACTACTTCGACAATGGCGTGAATATCAACCTGATCTACGCCAGCCTCGCGCTGCCGAACGTCTTCACGGCCCTTCAGACGATTAGCATAAACGCAACAGCGCCCGGCGCTCCGTTCGGGGCGTCTATGCTTCATCTTCTTGGGGTTGACGCGGACAACGCCAGAGCAACGCTAGACGCCTTCGGCGGATCGGCGCAGATTACCGTTCGCCGGGCGAGTGGCACTAACGCTGCAAAATCAGCAGTTCTGCTTGGCGAATCCATTGGGTCGATTAACTCGGCGGGGTATGGCGCAACGGGGTACGGCTCGAACAGTACGGGGGCGCTAAACTTCCTCGCCACTGAAAACTGGACTGACAGCGCACAGGGTACGCGGCTCAGTGTCAGGGTTGCCAGCAACGGCACAGCTACCCCAAACTCTAGGTGGGGCTTTGAGCAAGACGGCTCGTTTGTATATGTGGCAGGCGCGCTAACCGGGGCTTCGACCATCAACGCGCTTGGTTACTGGCACACTGGTGTCGAAGTCATCGACGCGAACCGCATCTTCCGGCCCCGGTCCTACACTGTCGGCACGCTGCCGGGTGTCACGGCCACGGGGATCATCCACTGCTCGGACCTCGGCGGCGGCGCGGGCCTCCTGTCGTCGGACGGCACCGGCTGGGTCCGCGAGGACAACACAGGCACCACGACTATCGCGACTGACGCAGGGCATACGTTTACGTGGGATCGTCTCGTAGACGCCCCGACCACGCGCGGCAACGCCACGCTGACCGCGCTCCGTACGGCGACGCTGTCCACGACGGGCTGCCGCAATGGAGACAGGGCCAGCTTCGTGCGCCTCGGCGGCGGAGCGTTCAATTGGGCCATCGCTGGTGGCACGACGTTCAACCTCACGGGCGCGGACCAGTTCTGCACGTTCGAGTTCGACGGCACCACTTGGAACATTATCGACGGCGGGCGTATCACTGTCGCGGCGGGCTCCGGCGTGGACGTTCAGGACGAGGGCATCGCGGTCATCACGGCGACAGCCTTGAACTTCGTCGGTGCCGGTGTTACAGCTACGAACGGCGGTGGCGGTGTTGCCACCGTCACAATTCCGGGCTCCAGTGGCGTCTCCGTCGGCAAAGTCGTCGGAATAGCCAACGCAAGCTATTTCTAAGGAACCGCACCCATGGTCGCCAACGTCAACCCGATTTTCCCGCTGGTGCCCGTCTTGGGCATTGCGTCCGAATGTATCGCCGCAAACACGACGAAAGACCTGACCGCAGGCACGATTTACCTCGTTGCCACGGCGGGCGCGGACGGCCTGAAAGTGGAGAAGTTGAAGGTCACTCCGAAGGGCACGAACGCTGTTTCCGTGCTGCGGGTGTTCATCAACAACGGCTTGACCACGGCCACGGCGGCGAACAACGCGCTGTATGAAGAACTCACGCTCCCCGCCACGACCAACAGCGAAGTTGCGTCAATCGTCGGATATGAAATTCCAATGAACATCTCGCTGCCAAACGGCTATCGCATTTATGTCACCCTCGGCTCTGTCGTCGCTGGCGGCTACGCAGTCACGGCGGTTGGTGGAAGCTACGCCTAATGTTCGCCGCAGCCCCTAACGTCACCGAGAAGCGAACCAAGGTATTCCGCCCCAAGGGCGTGAACTGGCACGCCTACACGATCCCGCCCGGCGTGATCGCGCTTGAGGTGTTCATGGTCGGCGGCGGCGGCGGCGGCGGTAACGGCTTCACGGCGGCGGCTGCGGCGGCTCGCGGTGGTGGTGGCGGGGGCGGGGGCGGCGGTATATTCCGCATGAGCATACCGACCCTGTTGCTGCCCCAGACGATCTTCCTACAGCCCGGCGCTGGCGGTGCAGCCGTCACGGCTGGAGGCGCGAGTGTTATCGGCTATCGCGCGCTAACGGCTACCGTCACAAATATCTATACAGTCGGCGGCGGTGGTGCTGGAGGTACTGGCACGGGCGCTGCGGCTGGCGCGGCTGGCACGGCTGGCGTTATCGGCACAAACGGCATGTTTTCCGACCTCGGCCCGTTCCTCGGCATCGCTGGTACGGCGGGTGCGGCGGGCGGTGCGCAGACTGGCGCGGTCGGCGGCTCCATCACTCCCGCAAGGATCACCAGCGGAGGCGCAGGCGGCGGCGGCGTTACTGGCACAGATTTTGCAGGCGGTGCAATTGTGGCAACGGGTCTTATTCCGGCTATCGCGGGCGGCGCGGCTGGATCAAACACAGGCAACGGCGGCGTGACGTCGCGGAAGCCCTTCTTCGCATCCGGCGGCACGGGCGGGGGCTCCAGTAACGCTGGCGTCGGTGGCCCCGGTGGTGTTGGCGGTATCGGCTCTGGCGGTGGTGGCGGCGGCGGCGGAACTACTGGCGGCACTGGTGGTCGCGGCGGCGATGGAATTATCGTTATCACGGAGATTTACTAATGGCTACGACAGTCCTCAAGCCGACGAGCTTCTACGCGTTCCTGCACGACCCGAACAACCCCGCGCGCGACTTCGCGTATCACGTTGACTACGTCGAAGTTACGACCCACGATGACGCCTCCGTCACGACGTCCGCTGTGCGGCAGTGCAACATGGCGAAAGCCTTGACCCTCGGCCTCGACATCGGCCCGTTGGCGGCTGTTCTGAACACAAGCGCGCAGGCTGGCAAGGAGCTTGCCCTAGCGGAACTCGCCACCAAAGACGAGAAGATCGAGGAAGCCAACGCCAAGACCGCAGCCGCCGTCTCTGCGCGCGAAGCGGCCTTGCTAGTCGCCTCGGAAGCGGCTAGAGTTCACGCCGACAATGTAACACGACTGGAACTTCAAGTTGCCGAAGCGCAGGCTTTGCAACTTGAGAGCCGCCCAGCGGCGGATGTGCTGGACCTCCAGCGCCAACTGAACGAGTTGCAGGCCGCGCTGACCGCCTACGAAAACGATCCAGCGACTTTCTGGAGCCGCGTTAAGTATCTGTTCACGGGAAAATAGCCATGTACAACCCCCTCGCGAAGCGCATCGGCAACGTCATGACCGATGCCGTGAAAAAAGAGCAAGCGCGCAAAAAAGCGGCGCAGCCGACCCAGAAGCCGATGAAGCACTCGGACGCGCTGTCGCCCGCGAGCAAAGACCCTGCGGTTATGGCTGCCACGGCGGAAGCGAAAAAGCGCTCCGACGCCTATCTGGCAGCCAAAGCAGCAGAGAACGTCGTCCCCAAGATCACGCGGAAGAAGTGACCATTTAAGCGGTCAGGAGGGGTTTTATGACCACCGTGGCGTACAAAGACGGCGTCCTCGCCGCCGACCGCGCCATCTCCGGCCAAGGACACATAGGCTCGACCCGCAAGGTGTTCCGGCGCAAGTCGGATGGCGCTCTGGTAGGCTGGTGCGGCACAGTTTCCGTGTGTCAGCGCTGGGTAGACTGGTTTTTGGCAGGCGAGCGCGGCGTAGCGCCCAATCTGGGCACTGACGAGGACAGCGCTTCGCACATGCTTGTCGTGCGTCCCAACGGCGGCGTCGAACAGCACGACAGGTACGGCAGAGCCGTATTCGACGCCCCCTATTACGCCATCGGCTCCGGCGGAGACTACGCCCTCGGGGCCATGGCCTTCGGCGCGACCGCGAGGCAGGCCGTCGCAGCGGCGATGAAGCACGACCACATGACAGGCTCCGGCGTGCAGTACGTCTTTCTGCCTTGACGTACGACAGAGGTGATAATACACTTCTGCCATGCACCATGTTTACACCCCCGAGGAAATAGCCCTTATCCGCTCGAACGCAGCGGCGGCGGCGCTTGAGCGCAAGTTCCTCGACTTCGCCATGCCTGTCATCCCCGAGGCCAATCTCGTGCCGAACCGCCATCGCACGCGCCGGGCGGTGAACTTCGCCTATGAGGCCATGGGCGGCGACCTCGCTTACGCTGTGTGGGCGCACAACAACCCGAACGACTTCTACAACAAGCACTTCGCCAAGACGCTGGAGAAGCAGGTCGAAATCAGTGACGCACGCGGCATTGAGGACTACATCGACATTATCGACGGCGACGTTGTTGACGACACCGCGCAGGACATGCTAGAGCAAGACTAGCACAAGAACCCTACGGGGAACCGCGCGCATTTGAGCCCTCAGACGCCCAGAAAGGCAGAAGAAAAATGACCTCGACCCCGTATTACCCGCAAGTGATCTTCGTTCGTCCGGCTGCCGCTCTGGTCGCCAACACCCCTTACACACTGTCGAACACCGCCACTGGCGACGTCCCGACAGCCACGATTTGCGCCCTCAACGGTCGCCCTGACATCTTCGTCGGCAAGGCCGCGACTGCGCAGTCCGGCGCTAGCGTCAACTTCGAACCCGGCGAGTTCTGGAACGCCACCTTCGGCAAGAACCCGAACGATGCTTTCGTTGCTGGCGACGTTTTTGCTGTGACCCTGCAAGGCTACCCGATTGCCACGATGCGCGCTGCGGCTGCCATCACTGAAGGCGTCGAAGTCGGCATCAACGCGTCCGGCCAAGCCGTCGCGCTGCCCGCAGGCGGCGTCCGCTCCATCGGCGTCACCCTGACGCCCGGCGCGGCTGCCAACTCCCTCATCGACGTCCTCATCGCTGTCAAGCCGCCGAACCTGCAAGGCACTCTCGCCTCGCTCGGCACTGCCGCAGCGGCGGGCTCCGGCGCTCGCGCCATCGTCACGGACGCCTCGGCTGCCTTCGCTTCGGCCACGGTCGGCACGACCATCACCGGTGGCGGCGCGAACATCACGCCTGCCTTCTCCGACGGCACCAACTGGCGCTTCGGCTAACGCTCCGGGCGGGGAACTGGTGTCCTTGTTTGCCCGTGTGGGGCCTGCGTTTCCTCCGGCGCAGGCCCCACTGCTTTTTGTAGGAGGACTACATGAGCGAGGAAATGGAGCCCGGCGCAGCAGTCGCTATTGGCGACCTAGAGCCCGCCAAGACCGTCACCAAGCGCAAGCGCGTACGGAAGAAGAAACAGAGTGACATACTAGACCCGTACGAGTACCTTGCTGAAACCTTCGGCAAGACCCTCACGGAGCCCGTGGACGTGATCCCTCAAAACTGTCACTGGTACGCGTGGAGAGGCCCGGCTGACGCTGCGGCAATGTTCATGGACACGCGCAAGTTCGAGCCCTACACGTACATTGCCGAACTCCGCAAGCGCCCGGCGAAAGCCACCGGGGCCGTGGTGTTCTTCTAGTGGCAATGTCCCCCGCACAGGTAATCGAGCGCGTCCGCGTCTGGCGGCGGGACTTCACTGTGTTCGCGCGTCAGTGCCTTAAAATCCGCGACAAGGGCTCGACTGTCATCCCATTCGAACTGAACGAGCCCCAGAAGTACGTCCACATGCGCGTAGAGGCGCAAAAAGCGGAACGCGGGTATGTCCGCTGTCTAGTGCTGAAGGGCCGACAGCAGGGTGTCTCCACGTACGTCGAGGGGCGGTTCTACTGGCGCACCTCCCTGTTCAAGAACCAGCACGCCTTCATCCTGTCCCACGAGCAGGCTTCCGCAGACGCCATCTTTCAGATGGTGGACCGCTATCACAGGGGAAACCCTGTCGCGCCCGTCACAGGCCGGTCCAGCGTCAAGGAACTGTCGTTCGAGAAGCTACAGTCGAAGTATGCCGTCGCCACCGCCGGATCGAAGGGCGCGGGGCGCGGCCAGAACAACACGCTGTTCCACGGCTCTGAAGTCGCCTTCTGGAAGTCCGACACCGAACACTTCGCGGCGTCCGTGCAGACCGTCGCCCTCCTGCCCGGCACTGAAGTCATCCTCGAAAGTACCGCGAATGGTACAGATGGCGAGTTCTTCAAGAAGTGGCAGGACGCCATCCTCGGCATCGGGGACTACATTGCAATTTTCGTGCCATGGTACTGGTCAACTGAATATCGACGCTCGCTGCCGGAGGCGTTCGAACTCGACGTGGTCGCTGAAGAAGGCGAGATGTCGGAGGTGGAGTACGCAGAGGCGTTCGGCCTCGACCTCGAACAGATGTGCTGGCGGCGCTACAAAATCCAAGAGCTTGGCTCGCCCGGCAAGTTCAAGCAGGAATACCCGGCCACGCCCGACGAGGCGTTCCAGTCCGCCGACAAGTCCACCCTTATCAAGCCCCTAGTCGTTCTGAAGGCCCGCAAGCGCAAGCTGGAGGCGTCTGGGCCTCTGGTCATCGGCGTGGACCCGGCTGGCGACGGCGGCGACCGCTTCGCTATCGCATGGCGGCGCGGACACAAATGCACGAAGATCGACTTCCGCCTCGGCATTGGCGAGCCCGAAGCCCTCCAGTGGATCAAGGATATTATCCGCGCTGACAAGCCTGCCGGGGTTTACATCGACAGCGGCGGCATCGGGCGCTACCTCATCAACTTCCTCCGTGCAGCCGGGCCGGAGTACGGCACTGTCGTACACGCGGTCAACTTCGGCTCCAAGTCGCAGGCCAAGCACGCCCGGCCCAAGGTGGCAGGTCCGATCAACCGCCGCGCCGAGATGCACGAGCGGCTGAAGCGCTGGCTGGAGCAAGAAGACGGTGTACAAATTCCTGACAGGGATGACCTTCAGGCTGACCTTACGGCAACCCCGATCAAGCCCACCTTGAGCAACGACCTGCAACTCATGTCGAAGGCCGAGATGCGCGCCAAGGGCCTGCGCTCGCCTGACTTGGCGGACGCCCTTGCCCTTACGTTCGCGGACCTGACATACTTCTCGAATTGGCAGGAGCCGAGGCCCGCGCCAGACCCCGGCATCATTGACACGTATGTCGAAGTACGCGATACCGGAGAAGTATTAGACCCTTTCGCGGTCGCCAGCAGTAATTCATGGATGGGCGTTTAGTGGCAGAGCTTATCAACTCCCCCACCCTGCGGGATAGCTACGTCATCACGACGGACGCCGACGCGCGCGTGGACGACGATGGCAAGCCCGTGCCGGAGAAGCCCAAGTTCACGGTGCCGGAAGGCTTTGACGACGAGCAGGCGTTCATTCGCAACGCGGTCCAGACCTACAACGATGACGTCACTTTCGACTTCCTGAACACGCAGGCCATGGTTGACGACGCGAAGTTCGTCATCGGCAAGCAGTGGGACGCGGACACGGAGCGGCGCAGGCTATCCGCCAAAAAGCCTGTCATGACAATTAACCGCCTGCCTGCGTACATCGCGCAGATCATGGGCAACCGCCTCCTCAACGAGACGGTCATCAAGGTCATCCCCGACGAGGGCGGCACCAAAGAGAAGGCCCGCGTCCGTCAGGGCCTCATCCGTGGCATCGAGAAGCACTCCCGCGCCGAACTGGCGTACGACAGCGCCCTCCAGAGCAGCCTGATCGGCGGCTTGGGCAACTTCGCCCTCGACCACTGCTACGCCAAGTACAACGTCTTCTACCAAGACCTCAAGATTATCCGCCTGCCCGACCCGCTGGCCGTCGTGTGGGACCACATCGCCATCGACCCGTCCGGCAAGGACGCAGCGCACTGCTTCGTTGAAGAACGCATGAGCCGCAAGGCATTCAAGAAAGCCTACCCGTGGGCGCAGATGGGTGAGTTCGGCGGCGACACGACCTACCTCGCGCAGTTGACAGCGACCGGCTGGTACAGCGTGGACGTCGTCCGCGTCGTCAAGTTCTACCGCATGCGCCACGAGAAGCGCACAGTCATCATGCTGGCCGAGAATGGCAAGGTCATCGACGTCACCGGCCAAGACCCCAAGTCGTACGCCGATCAGGTGGCCGTGAACCCCACCACCGGCGAGCGCTACGAGCGCGAAACCATGCGCCCGTACTGCGAAATATACAAACTGTCGGCAACTGACATCCTTGAGGGACCGACCCGCCTGAACATCAGCCGCGTGCCCGTGTTCCGCGTGCCGGGCTGGGAAATCTTCATCGGTGACGAGCGGCACCGCTTCGGCATGGTCCGCTTCGCCAAAGACCCCCAGCGCATCCACAACTACTGGCGTTCCATCATCGTTGAAAAACTGATGCAGACGCCCCGCGCGAAGTGGAAGGCGACCAAAGAGGCCGTACAGGGCTTCGAAAGCAAGTGGCGCAACAGCCACCTCACAGACGACCCGCTGCTGCTGTGGAACGGCGACAGTGGACAAGAACCGCAGGAGGTAATGCCTGCGCAGATCGAGCCCGCCCTGATCCAAGAGGCCAACATGGCTACTCAGGACATCAAGGACGTGCTCAACATGCACGAGGCGGCACTAGGCCAGCAATCCAACGAAGTATCTGGAAAAGCCCTGAATGCCCGGCAGCGCGTGTCTGAGCTTGGCTCGGTCATCTATTTCTCGAACCTGAACGGCGCTATCGAGGAGTGCGGTCGTACGATCAACGAGTGCATCCCCGACTTCTACGACACGGCGCGCATCGTCAGCACCATTGGCGAGGACGGCAAGGCCGACGTGCAGGCGATCAACCAAGAGGGCGGCGTGGACATCCGCGACGGTTCGTACGGCATCACCGTCACGACTGGCCCGTCCTACACGACCCGCCGCGTCGAGGCGGTCGAAAGCATGATGTCCATGCAGAACGCCAACCCCGAGGCGATGGCTCCGGCCCTCGACCTCATGGTGGAGAACATGGACTGGCCGGGCTCCGGAGCCATCGCCAAGCGCCTCAAGAAAGCCAACCCGCTGGCCGCACAAGAGATGGACCCGTCGGAGCTTACCCCGCAGGAACAGCAGGCCATGCAGGCGGCGACGCAGAAGGCCGAGATGGAACAGAAGATCGTGTACGCCCAGCAGCAACTCGAAATGGCGCAGCTTACGCACCAGATCGCGGAACTGAAGGCCCGTACGGCCCTGCTGGTCGCCCAAGAGAAGCTGACCCACGCGCAAGCCGTCGGCACCATCGTCACCGCCGAGAAGACCCTAGCGGAAACGGCGAAGATCGAGGCCGAGACGAGTGTGGTCGGCATGGTCGAAGAAGACCCGCTGGCGGAAGGCAACGTCGAGGCACAGCGGCTCCAGAACGAGCGCGCCGTCATTGACAACGAGACTGCCCGCGACCAGCGCCACATCAACATCGCGCAGATGCTGCACGAACTGAACCCGCCGGACGAAGCCGAAGTATCAATGGCTGGTCCGGCACACGAGAAGCCCAAACCCAAACCGGAGAAGAAGTAACATGGCTGGTCTAGTGAACAATGGAGCCGACAGCGTGGCAGTACAGCCGGGCGCAGCGGCAGCGACGAACGACGAGGCTGGCTTCTCCAGCTTCGCAGCGTTCGAAGCCGAAATGGCGAAGGACGAAAACCCCAACGCGGGCGCTGCCTCTGTCCAGAACGACGGCGGCGTGCGCGACGCGTCACAGATCACCCCGCCCGTCGAAGCGGCCACGGACGAGAACGAGGACGAGGCTGACGACGACGCGCCCCACGAAAAGGTCGGCAAGGACGCAGAGCGCCCTGACAGCCCGGCCAAAGGCCCGGCCAAGACCGGCCTGAAGGCGCGTATCGGGCAGCTTACGCGCGAGCGCCACGAGGCCGATGACCGCGAGCGCGCCGCGCTCCAGCGCGCCGAGGATGCCGAAGCCCGCGCAGCGGCCCTAGAAGCAGGGGAGAAGCCGACGGCCAAGGCCGGACCCAAGACGGACCAGAAGGCTCCTGTCACGGACGCCGACCGACCCAACCCGGAAGACTTCGAATTTGGCGAGTACGACCCTGACTATCAGGAAGCCCTCGTGGAGTACCGCGTGGAGAAGTCCATCGCCAAGCGCGTGGCGGCGGCTGACCAGAACCGCGAGGCGGAAGCGCTCCGCGCCGTGGAAGCCGAACGTGCGACCAAGTGGGGCAGCGTGATCGAAAACGGCGCGGCTGCTAACGCAGATTTCGAGGATAAGGTACTCAAGTCCACTTCCGGCTGGAAACTTTCCAAACAAATGTGGGAAATGGCCGTTGACAGCGATGTGGGCCATGACGTACTTTATCACTTAGCAAGTGATGCGGCTGAAAGCAGCCGTATCTTCGACCTCCCGCTGGTACAACAGGCTGTGGAGTTCGGCGTACTGAAATCTCGGTTCTCGCAACCGTCGGGCGACAAGCCCAAAAGCGGGGTCAAGGATGGAGCGCTCGGGCACATGCCGTCCGCGCCAAAGCCTGTTTCGCAAGTGCGAGGGGCTGGCGGACAGTTCAGGCCAGACGCCGGAACCAAAGACTTCGCTGCGTTTGAGGCCTTGGTTAAGGCCGAAGACGCCGCACGAGCGAAATCGTAACCCAATTAGCCCCAGAAAGGGCAACGAGCCATGGCGAACCAATTCCTCAACGAGCAAGTGTATGCGAACGTCATGCTGCTGCTCGTCAAGAACCACCTGATTATGGGCAAACTCGTGGACACGAAGTTCACGAACCAAGTCACGGACAAGAACGGCCTGAAGATCAGCGTCAAGCGCCCTCCGCGCTTCGTCATGACGTCCGGCCCGCAACTGGACCTGCAAGACATCGTCACCGGCTCCACGAGCGTTGACGTTGACCAGTACAGCAACGTCCACATCTCGATCACGGACCTCCAGTACGTCCAGTCCTACAACGAACTCATTCGCACGCAGACGATGAAGTCGGCGGCGTCGGCGCTCGCACAGGGCATCGACAGCTACCTGCACTCCTTCGTGCAGAAGTTCCCGTCGTGGGTGCAGGCTCCGGGCGCTATCGCGACCGACCTTCCGTTCGCCACTGTTCAGGCGGAAATCCCCGTCTGGACCCGCCTCGAAAACCTCGCTGTCCCGTCCACGGACCGCGTGGGCTTCATGTCCATCAACGACAGCGCCGGTGTCCAGTCGAACCTGATCGACAAGTTCATGACGATGGAAGCCGCCAACGCCATGAAAAAGGCGAAGGTTCCCATGCTGTCGGACATCGACTACTACCGCACACAGGCTCCGTCTGTCCTGACGACCGGCACGCGCGCACAAGCGGGCGCAGCGACCGTCAACGGCGCGAACCAGAACGTGAACTACGAGACGGTCAAGGACAGCATGACGCAAACTATCGTCATGCAAGCCTTCGGCGCGAACGCCACGATCCGCAAGGGTGAAGTGTTCACGATGGTAGGCGTGAACCGCGTCAACCCGCGCACGCAGCAGGTTGTGACTGGCGCGACCGGCACCGCAGAACTCATGCAGTTCACTGTCGTCAATGACGCACAGGCAGACGGCGCTGGCGCAGCTACGCTGACCATCAGCCCGCCGATGATCGTGCCGAACACCGGCGGCACGCTGCAACAGCAGCGCGTCAACACTGCCTTCGCCACCTGCTCTGCGGCCCCGGCCTCCGGCGCGGCTGTCGTCTGGGCGGGCAACGCCTCGTCCAGCTTCACGCAGCGTGCGGCATGGCACAAGTCGTCCATCCAGATGGTGTCGGCGCAACTCGTGACCCCGGCGACGGGTATCTCCAGCTTCGCCAGCGACCCGGAAACGGGTATCTCCATCCGCTACTGGCGCGGCTCTGACATCGCCACCGGCGCGCACATCCACCGGTGGGACTGCATCTACGGCGCAGAAACCGTCGATCCTCTGCTCGGCACCCGCTTCAGCGGCGTCTAACCGGCCAGCACTGAAAAACGGAGAGGCCCGGCTTGAAACCGGGCCTCTTTCGTGTCAGGCTTGTCGAACGCGCTAGCACCCGAGAGAGGACCGCCATGAGCTATATCCATCAGCCCTATCCCGCACACCGTTACGGCCCGAACGACGCTGTGCGCGCTGTGGCGAACGCCGACGAGGACGCTGTTGCCCTAGCGGAAGGCTTTGTCGATCACCCCTCCAAGGTGGGCCAACAGACTACCGTGTCGGCACCACACACAATGAAGACGCCCAAGGGCGGGAAGAAGCCTGCGACGCCAGCGCCGGAAGCCCCGGCACCGGCACCTGTCGCGGCAGTCTCCGCCCATGCCCCCAAGACTGAGTTCGACCGTACGGCAGCCCTCACCACGCTGGACGCTGCCGGGTACGAAATCGACCCGGATACGACGGACAACGAACTCAAGGACGCCCTCGCTGAACTGGCGAAGGGGTAATCATGACCACGGCGGGCACCATCATCGACCGCTGCTTTCGCGAGAACAACCTTATCGCGATTGGCAAGACACCCTCCGCAGCGCAGGCTGCGGAGGCACTTGACTACTTGAACCGCCTCATCAAGTCGATGCTCGGCACCGACGAGGGCGAACTACTGCTCGATTGGAATGTGCCGTACGTCGGAACCAGCAACGCTCGCTGGCCGCTCTATCACAGCGACCCGACACAGCCCGCCGCTGTTTACCAAGGCCCGCCGCCCAACAGCCGCCTGCTCGTGGCGAACCTCGCGACCCCTTTCACAGTCTACTTCCAGAACATGCCGCCCGACGGCGCTCGCATGGCGCTGGTCAACGTAGGCGCGGACCTCGTCACCTACCCCCTCACTCTGTCCGGCAACGGCAGACTGATCGAGGGCGCACAGTCCATCCTCCTCAACACGAACCCGGCAGTGCCCCTCCTGTGGCTCTACAGGGCGGACCTCGCCAACTGGATAGCCTTGGAGTTCCCGCTGCTGACGGCGGACGAGGTTCCCTTCCCCGACAGCTTCGATGACTTCTGGGTAGCGCTGCTCGCCGTACGACTGTGCCCGGTCTACGGTAAAGAGCCGAACGTCATCACGGCGGGCATCGCACAGAACGGTATGAAGCAGTTCAAGGCCCGTTACGCGCAGGAAGTGCCGACGGCCAACTTCCCCGACACCATCATGTTCAACAGCTATCAGTCGTTCGGAGGCCCCGGCTGGGAGCCGCTGGGATAAGCCATGGCCGATGACACCGAACAGCCGCCCCAGCTACCCCTTGGCGTAGGAGCGTACAAGCGCCAGTACGGGCGCATGCCAGAAATCCAGCTTATCAACCGCTTCTTCGAACAGAACCCCTCTAACGCGGTCGATGGCGCGAGCCTTCTGTCACGCCCCGGCTCCACCTTCCTTGCAGGGTTTGGCGCTGGCCCCATCCGGGCCATATTCACGCAGGAGGGCACCTTCAACGGCGACGCCTTCGTCGTGTCGTTCGAGTCGCTGTTCCGCTACACCAAGGCAGGCGTGAAGACCCTGCTGCCCGGCACGATACAGGGCACCGGCACCCCCAGCATGGCGGGTACTGACGAGTTTCTGTTCATCGCAGATGGCACGTCCCTCAAGATGTACGACGGCGTCGGCAGCCGCGCGCAGGGCGTACTGACCTGCACAGCGCTGCCCCTCAACGGCCAGACCGTGACCCTCAACGGGTTTGTCTACACCTTCAACACCGTCCTCGGCGGCGCAGGGTCAGTGCTGATCGGCGCGACGCTGGAGGATGCCCTCCAGAACCTCGCTGACGCGGTCAACAGCGTACCCGAGACAGTCGGTATAGCGTACGGCCTCGCCACTCTTGCGAACACCTTCATCCTGTCCGACTGGAGCCCGGAGATTGTCGGCGGAGGCCCCAACTACACCCTCACGTTCTACGCGCGCACTGGCGGCGTGGTAGGCAACGGCTACACCACGACCGAGACACTGACCGCTGGCTCCTTCGCCGCCGTCACTCTCCTCGGCGGCACGGCCAACGCCATCTCTGGCATACCGACCCCGGATGACGTCGCCATCGTCTCTCTGGCCGTGCTGGGCGGGTTTACCCTGTGTCTGGTAGCCAACAGCCAGACCATCTACTTCATCCGCCCCGGCGAAATCCTGATTGACCCGCTGGACTTCTTCTCGTCTGAAAGCCTGCCTGACGAGGGCGTTAACCTCATGACAATTGGCGACCAGTTCTGGTGCTTCAACAAGCAGTCCACGGACGCCTTCTACCTGTCTGGCGACGGCGAGGCACCCTTCGCAGTGTTCCAAGGCCGCAGCTTCACCAAGGGCGCGCTGGAGGGCACGACCGTACGACTTGACCCGGAGGTTGTTGTTGTGGGCCACGACGGCATCGTGTATGCAGTGGGAGGTAGCGGCCAGCAACGCATCTCGAACCACGGCATTGAAGAACGCATCCGCAAAGCGCGAAAGACAGAAAGGCTGAACCCGTAATGACGATCCTCTGGGCCGAAAACTTCAACATCTACGGGGCTGGCGAACCGGGCCGTGACCGCATGGGTCAGGGTTTTTACCTGACGTTCGGTGAAGGCGGCATCGGCATCCCTGTCAGCATTCCGGCTGTGCCGGGCTTCGACGTCACTGGCAAGCGCTGGTTCAGTTGCAACTCCCGCGCGGCGGGCTACACGCGCCTCCTGACTGGCGGACCCTACGCGTCCATCGGCGTCGCCACGCGCATCCACATGTCTGCCATGCCAACGGACAGCGCTCGTACGACAGAGATTATCAAGCTGTTCGACAACGTCTCGAACGAAATTGCCGCGCTGAACATCACGCCCACGGGCAACATCCAAGTCCTCAACAGCACCAACACCGTCGTCGCGACGACGACCACGCCTCCTATCCTGCTGGGCACGTCCCACAAAGTCCAAGCGCAGTTCGTTCTAGGCGCTGGCACTGGCACTGTGGAAGTGCGCGTGGACGGCGTGGCTGTCATCGGCGGCACGTCTGGCGTCAACGGCGCAGCGCTCCAACTGACTGGCGCGAACATCAACATCATCGGCCAGCGAGTAGACAACAGCCCCTCCCTCGGCTGTGGCTTCTTCTGGAGCGACTTCGTTGTGCCGTACACCCTCACGGGCACGTACAACTCCAGCTTCCCGAACATCTCCGGCGTCGTCAATCTGCAAATGACCGGCGCTCCTGTGAACACATTCACAGGCCGTCCGCTCCAACTGTACGGCGCAGGACAGCTTCGTACGTCCGCCAGCCTCGACGCCCTCGACTGCGGCGCGGCAGCAGGCTACGACATCGGCGCTGGCGACTACACCATCGAAGGCTGGTTCAGGTCCAACATCGTCCCTTCCGGCACGAACCAAGCGATGTTGTGGGGCAAGTGGAACACCGCCACGAACAACCGCAGCTACCGCCTCGTCCACTACGGGCCGTCACTGAACAACGGCGAACTCCGCTTCGAAATCTCGACAGACGGGGCCGCAGTCACCACGATCTTCCGCACGTCCGTGCCGTACGTTCCGCAGCGCGGACGCTGGTATCACATCGCTGTCTGCCGCTCGGGCACGACCACGCGCGTCTTCATCGACGGCGTGCAGATCGGCGTGAACATCACAGACGCCAACACCTACTTCGCGGCTGGCGTGAACGCCAAGTACGCGGTCGGCGGCACCATGTCCGGCGTCGGCACGGCGGTCGAAGCCAACACGTCCGTCAACGCTCGCTTTGACGAGCACCGCGTCACCGTCGGCGTCGCGCGCTACACGGCCAACTTCACGCCTCCGGCAGCAGCCTACCCGCGTGGGGGCGGTGACGCCTCGTTCGCCAGCGTCCAGCTTATCTGGGGCCTCGACGCCAGCGTCGCTGACGAAAGCACGACGGCCCCCAAGACCATCGCCCTTCGCGGCGCGGCCACGCGCGAACTTCCTGCGGACGCTTCGGCCAACTTCCTGTCGGCTGAACCGCTCGACCCGCTGGACGAGCGCTACATCGAAACCCCGTTCCTGCCAGCGCAGAACATCCTGCAACTGTCGGCCCTGCCCCTCAACGCGGAGACGGTCACTATCGGCGCGTCCGTCTACACCTTCAACACCGTCCTCGGCGGCGCGGGCTCTGTGCTGATCGGCGCGACCCTCACGGACAGCCTCACGAACCTCAACGACGCCATCAACCTCGGCGCTGGCTCGGGCACACGCTACGGCGTGGGCACGGTCCTCAACGCCTCGGCGCGGTCCCAAGTTGGGCCGACTGTCAACGACATGACTGCCATCGCCAAGACCAACGGTGCGGCTGGCAACACCATCGTCTCGACGGAAACGCTGACCAATGGCTTGTGGCTGAGTGGCGCGACCTTCCTCGGCGGCGCTGACATCCCGACGGCGGCTGAGTACACTGTGTCGGCCCTGCCTCCGACCACCACGGGCGTTCGCGCTGTGTTCCTCGTTGACCTGTCGTACGTCCCATCCGACAACGCGTCTCTGCGGAAGTCACTTGTGGTGTCCGGCGTCGCTGCTGCCGGGGCGATCAACGCCCTCGGCATCACGCCGTCGTATCGCGGCGACTTGTTTGAGGAAGACCCCAGCACCGTTGCCAGTCTGACCCCGACGTCGATTGTCAACAGCAGGATACGCCTCGCCCGTACGACGTAAGGTAGTCTCCTATGTTCACCCCAAGAGCGTTCAGCCCTGAAATTCTGGCGCTCATGGTGAGCGACGGCGTCGGCTCCCGAGGCACGACCGACCAGCTTCTCGCCATGGCCGCGCTGGACGACACCGTCTACGTCCCGCGCGCCTTCACGCCTGAAATGCACATGCTGACGGTTCTATCGACCGCGCCTGCCGACAATTATGTGCCGATGATCCCCGAGTACAACGCCTACCTTGTCTACGGCGAAGGGGCACCCGAGGACTACCGCCTCCGTGCGTGGGGCTTCACCATGGACGGCCACCGCTTCTACGTCCTGCACTTGGGCGAGGAAGGCACGTACGTCTACGACTTCACGACCGGGGAGTGGGCAGAGTGGAAGACCCTCGGCTTCGACGCGGGCTGGAACGCGTACGTGGGCACCAACTGGGGCTCTGAAGACCGCATCATCGCAGGCGACCGCCAGAACCCCGAAGTGTGGGTCATCGAGCCTGACACCTTCGTTGACGAGGGCTTCAAGCCCATCGACCGTACGGTCACAGCCATCATCCCGCAGTCGGGGTGGTCGTGGACTACGCTGAACAGCGTGCAGCTTTACGCGAGCGTGGGCGACCCCAGCGCGGCAGCGCCGACCATCGAACTGTCCTACTCCGACGATCAAGGCGTGACGTACGACACACCGGCAGACAGCCTGATCGTACTCGCGCTTGGCGAGAACTCCCAGCAGCTTGATTGGATGTCTCTCGGCTCGTTCCAGTCGCCGGGGCGCATCATCCGCATCACTGACCGAGGCGGCGTTGCTCGCATCGACCGCGCGACGTACGAGGCTACATAATGGCCCGCCGTACGATCCTGAGTAACACTGGCCTTGACCCGGTCCGCAAGGACATGCGTATCGTTAACGAGGACGGTACGGCTACGGACGCATTCCTGCGTAACTTGCAGCGCCAGCGCTCCACGAACAGCGGCGCATCTGCCGACATCACGGGCCTCTCAGACAAAGTAATCCCCGTTACAGCGCCCATCACCGGCGGCGGCGCGCTGGGCGGCGTCATAGCGCCCATCGGCCTCGCGGACACTGCTGTCACGCCCGGCTCCTACACCTCTGCCGACATCACTGTGGACGCCAAGGGGCGCATCACGGCGGCAGCGAACGGCTCGGGCGGTGGCGGAGCTTACTTCAACGGCGTAAACGGCGTCGCAACAGGCACTTCAACAAGTGCGACTGCGTCCAAAGGCACTGTGTTCACCCCGCGTGTGGACATCACCGTAGACGCCGTGTGGGCGGTCTACGACAGCGCTGGGGCCGGGCAGTCGCACCGCTGCGTCGTCGCGGACATCAACAGCGTCGCTGGCGGCGTGATTGGGGCCGTCACGGGCACCACGAACGCGTACAACGCCATCGACACCAACGTGCGAGCCGTCCGCTTCGACTTCGCCACGCCCATCACAATGTTGGCTGGTGTGCCGTACATTATCTGCCTCACCAACGCCTCGGGTATCGGCACCACTGTCTGTCGTGTCGGCGACATTGCACAGAGCGCTACGTCAATGAGCGCTTATTGGGCGCTAAACGCGCCGGGCGACAGCGCGATCCAAGTTCACGACTACGCCTCACTTACGCTGGCCCCTGCACAGGCTCCGTCGGCTTCCAACGCGACTGTGCAGCATACCCTGTGGCTGGAGGGCACATTCTAGGTAATGTCGCTTGACGCTGGGGGCCGTCCCGGCATACAAGGGTGATAACGTATTCACCCCAGCAGAGAGTAAAGCCATGACCGAATTTCTTGCCAGCCTGAAGGGCTACAAGACCATCCTCGTCAACGCAGTATTCGCCCTCGTGGGTGTGCTGATCGCGCTCGGCATTCTGCCTGCCTCTGAGGCCATGGGCGTCACGCAGGAAGCAATCGCCCAGAATGTTGACACCCTGATTGGTGGCCTCGGCGTCGCAGCCGCCGTCATCAACGTCGTCCTCCGCCTCGTGACCAACAGCCCGGCGGGCAAAAAGGTGTCCGGCTAAGTTCGCATCACCCCGTCGTACGGCAGCGTACGGCGGGGCTAGCGCATTAAGGAACCGAAAATGGTTTGGATTTCAGCAGCAGTAGGAGTGGGAAGCGCCCTGCTGGGCTCTAACGCCAGCGGGCAAGCCTCCAAGCGCGCCCGGCGCGAAGTTGAAACCGGCATCAAGCGCGTCGAAGACAACACCAACTTCAAGGGCTACAGCCGAGGCGGCGCTAATGCGTTCAACCAGAGCCAGAACCTCCTCGGCGTAGGCGACGGCAGCCCGGAGGCGCAGGCTGCGGCCCGAGGCGGCTTCCAGAATTACCTCAACAGCGCAGGCTACAAGACCCAACTGGACAGCGGTATTGATGCCCTGAACAGCAATGCCGCCGCGCGTGGCATGCTGAAGTCCGGCGCGACCCTCAAGGCCACGCAGCGCTTCGGCGCGGGCCTCGGCCAGCAGTATTTCAACAACTACATCGGACAACTGAACCAGCAGGCTGGCTACGGCATGCAGGCTGACCAGAACCTGTCCAACGTCTATACCGGCGGCGCAGCGACCAAGGCCAATTCGCAGCAGGCCAACGGCGCGCAGCAGGCGCAGGCATGGGCGGGCGCGGGAGCGAACATCGCTGGCGCGCTGGGCGACAAAGCCGGGGCCGCAACAACAGCGGCCAAGACCGGCGGGGGGTAAGCCATGTACAATGTGATGGACGACTTCCGGGCTGGCCGCGCCGCACGGCAGGAAGCCGATAACCAGAACTACATCGCAGAGCGTCGCAAGATTGAAGACCCCCTCAAGGACGAAGAAGCGAACCGCGTGAACGCCGCGCGCCGCGCCATCGTTGCACGCGACGGCGAGATGGCTGGCGACGTTCCGACGTACGCCGCGAACCAGACCCGCGCGCGTCAAGACGAACTCCAGCCCATCGCCGTCAGGCAGGCGAACGCGACGGTAGCCAGCACAGAGGCTGGCACTGAGGAGACAAAAGCCGACACCTCCAAGAAGCTGACCGCCGAGGCGATAGCGTCTGGTATCCGCGCGATTGACCTGATGGAATCGACGCCAGACCCCACGAAGATCGACCCCGCCGCCCTCGCTGCCACTGGCACAGACCCGGCCAAGTTCGGCCAAATCCTCAAGATGTGGTCAGAGGCTCCTGACAAGGCCGTGTTCTTCAATGGCATGCGCAACATGCTGCAAGGCCAAGAGACTGTCACCGGCACCATCAGCGGCTACGACGACAAGGGCCAGCCCATCACCATCAAGCAGGGCAGCCGCGACAAGGCTGGCGTCATGGAAGGCTTCAGCGCCGTGGACGAGGCGCAGCGCGCCGCGACCCTCGCTGGCACGCAGGCCACCACGAACGCTACGAACGCCCTCGCGAACCAACGCAACAATCCGACCGCTGGTAAGGGCAAGCAACTCACGCCAGAGCAGCGCGCGGCACAGCAGTACCGCGTCAGCACGCTCATCAACGGCATCAAGGGCAAGATCGCAGAGGGAGCCCGTACAGGTGCCCTCATGTCCGAGGAACAAGACCTGTTCACACAAGCAGGCGCGTGGCTGGCGAACAGCATCCCGATCCTCAGTGAAGCTGCCCAGAACATTGGTGACCCCACGGCGCAGGTTCTGCGCGACGGCATCAAGTCCGGCACAGCGGCGCTGCTGCGTGAGTACGTGGCGTCGATGGGCATTGGCGTCGGCTCCATCAGCAGCAACTTCGAACTCCAGAACGTGCAGTCCATCATCAACAACGCGGGCTCCAACGCACAAGCCCAGATGGCTGCCATGGAGCAGGTCGAAATGCTCCTTAATGACCCCGGCTTCGCCCAGCGAGTGCTGGACGCGGAAGGCATCGCGCAGGCCGCAGGCGCTGTCGCTCCCATACAGTCAGCCGTTGCGGAAGACCGCCGCGCCGATCTAGCATCAAGGTACGACCTCGGCGGAACGGACTAATGGACCCGACACTCGACAAGCTGTACGCCGCGCTCGACCAAGCCGATGCCGCTGGCGAGACACAGGACGCGCAGGACATCGCGTCCCTCATCCGCGAGCACAAGGCCAAGCGCTCCGGTGCAAAGCCTGCACAGCCCGGCCAGACGCAGAAGGTCGCAGCGCCCAACCTCGACATGACGCCCAGCCGCAAGGCCGAGGATCAGAACAGCGACGGCGACATCCTTCGGGGCCTCGACCGCCTGCCCAACCTCGTGGGCCTCGGCAACGTCTCGACCGGCTTCACGAAGGCCGACGTAGACGTAGGCGAGGCGTGGAAGCGTCTCGGCACCGGCGCTGTAGTGGCTCCGACGGCTGCCGTCGTGGCCGCTGGCGACGCCTTCACCCTCGGCGGCGCGACGCGCCTCGCTGGCATGCTGCCCGGCTCGTCGTACGAAAAAGCACAGGCTGCCAAGCAGCAACTGATGGACGCCGCGCCCGGCTCCGCACAGCTTGTTGGCGACCTCGCGGGCTACGGCCTCGGCGGCACTGCGCTGTCGAAAATCCCCGGCAGCGTGGCCGGGCTCACGACCAAGGGCATTGGCGTCCAGTCCGGCCTGATGGCTGGGGGCTCTGCGCTCGTGCAAGACCCCACCGACCTCGGCGGCGCAGCACTGGAGGCTGGCATCGGCGTCGCAGGCGGCAAGCTGCTGCAAGGCGTGGGCGACACCATCGTCAAGCCGCTGGCACAGAAGTACCTGCCCAAGATCGAACGCGCCCTCACAGGCAACCAGAAGGTCAGGGACGCCAATAACGACGTCGTACTCGATGCCGACGGCAAGCCCCAGCGCGTCCGCGACACCGACGAGTTCAAAATTCCCGAGGCCATCGTCCAGCGCGTCGCCAACCGCACGAAGATGCCGGTCGACGAAATCAAGGCCAACCTCGCGGAGTTCGCTGCCGTACACGGCCCCGACAGCCCGCGCTTCCTGTCGCTCGTCAACGCCGAAACGGCTGGCGCGTTCCGCTCGCTGTCGAAGGCCAAGTCTGGGGCCAACGCTGTCTTCCGTGAAGGCGAGGAGGCCGCGAGCCTCGCACGTCCTGACGTTGTCGGTCGTGCTGTGGGCCGCACCGGCACCACCAAGTCCGCCATCTCCGCCACTGAGGACGTAATCGCCCAAGGTGACGACGCCATCGCTGGCGTGACGGCCAAGGCTGATGACATCAAGACCCGACTGAATGACCGGCTGACCACGCAGACGCGCGAACTGGACGACGCTGCCACCGCACAGACACGCGCCATTGACGCGGAAGGTGCCGCGACCCGCCGCATGGTGCGCGACGAGACTGACGCGCTGAAGACTGGCGAACGCGTCAAGATTGCCGAGGCTGGGGCAGCCCTGTCCAAGTCGCTGCAAGAGCGTGCGGCTGGCATCAAGCCTGACGAAGTCGTCAAGAAAGAACTCGCCAAGTACACTCGCCTCGTGTTCCGTGGCGGCAAGACTGCTGACGGCACTGTCGTCAAGGGCATGGCCGACAAGCCCGTGAACCTGCCGAAAGGCTGGCTCCAGAAGAACTTCCCAGAAGACCCCAAGACCATCACGGCGGTCCTGAAAGCCAAGGCTGAAACGCTGCCCAAGGGCAAGGCCCGCGCCCGGCTGAACAAGGCCATAGAGAGCATGTCCGGCGGCAAGGACGGTGGACCCTCCGTCATGAAGCTGACGCTGGGCGATGTGGACAGCATACGCCGTGCGCTGAAGAAGCCCGTGGACGTCGCCGGTGTGAAGTACAACCTGACTGAAATCGGCACTGCCCTGCGTGACTTCGCGGCCACGAAACATCCGACGTACAAGAGCGACTATCTGGAGGTGTTCGAGAACACCATGAAGTCGCTGGAGGCTCGCGTCCAAGGGGCCAAGGCTGTTGGCAAGTCCGCCGTCGAAGGCGCTGACAACATCGCCGCTGGGGTAGCAGACGAGGCCACTGCACTAGGCCGCATGGCCGTCAGGCAGGGCTCGCGCGACGCAGCCCTCAAGGCCATCTCTGGCACGACCAAGGACGGCGCACAGGCGCTCCAGTCCGCTGCTGTCATCCTCCGCAACGCTGACGCCATCGAACGTCTGGCGGGCCGGGAAGGCGCGGAGCTTGTCAAGGTCGTACGCGCGGCCATGAAGAACGTGCAGAAGATCAAGGAAGAAATTGCCGACATCACCGCCGCCGCGCGTACGACACGCGAGGGCGTCGCTGACGACGTCGTACGGAGTAAGCAGGGCGTGACGGACGCCACCACGGCGGCGAAGCGCGAACTGACCGACGTGCAGAAGGACCGTCTGAAGAAGCTGGAGCGCACCGCCAAGGCCCAACTCGACATCATCAAGCAGGCCATGAGCAAGAACACTCGTGCCATCGACGCCGCTGCGCGTGTGATGAACATGACCGAGAGCGAACTGGCGGCTGCCACGGCGGGCTCCACACAGCCCCTCGACCAAGTCGCGCGCGGGGCCATCCAAGGCCGCGCCACACAGTCACCGGCGGACGCCATCAAGGTGGTGGAAGACCTTGCCACGCCTTCCACGGGCCGCAAGATTGCGCAGGTCGCTGGACAGGAGACGGGCGACGCGCTCCAGAAGGTCGGGGAAACGCAGCGGCGTGAAATCGCGAACCTTAGCGCCGTCGCCGCTCGCAAGACTGACGACGACGTCGTTGGCGAAGAACTCAGCCTCGCCATGGAGGCATCCGCTGCACTGCTGGGCCGCGCTGGTCCCGGCTACCAGACCGCCATCCTCAAGCGCGGCGCGAACTCGCTGGGCGAGTTGGGCGTGTCGAACAAGGCAGCCAAGGCCATTGCCGAGGCAGTCATGAGGCAAGATAAGGCTTATGTGGAAAAGCTCATCAATCGCCTTGCAAAAACCGAACGTCAACGTAAAGTGATGGCAGAGGCTATCCGCGCGTGGGTGGTTGGCTCCATAACAGGCGCAGTGGAAGACGTACGATGAACCCGACCTCGACAGTGGACACCGTAGGACAGGGTGCTATGTACGGCGGAGCCGCCACGACTGGCGTGCTCTGGGGGCTAGCCGTGTCCGATGTCGCCGTTATCCTGTCAATGGTTGTGGCCGTGCTGGGCTTCCTCGTCCACGCGTGGGCGACGATCCGCAAGGACCGCCGCGAGTTGGAGCATCACAAGGCTAAAATGGCCGCTGTCGTTGACGAGGCACAGGAGTTGCTGTAGCCCTGTGACGCCAATCGCGCTGTCACACGGAGACACAGTTGACCACGAAGAAGCTCCTTCAGAAAACCGTATCTGCTTACAACAAGGCTCCCTCTGCGGAGGCTGCCGCCGCAGAACTCGGCGTGTCCGTGCGTATAGTACGTTCGAGACTGTCGGAAGTTCGAGCGAACCATGAAGACATCACTGTCCGTGACCCGATCCGCAAAGGCCCTGCGCCGGTGTCGGAAGAACTGCTACGCGAGGCGGTCAACAGTGTCGCGCTCTACGGCACAATCTCCGGGGCTGCTGACGTCCTCGGGCTGTCTCCCTCCACGCTCCAGTCGCGTATCAAGACGGCCAAGCAGCAGGGTATCGAGCCCGCTCTGCAAGGGTCGGACGACGCCCGCAAGCCTGTCGTACGACCGCTGCCGGGTAAGGGCAAGATCGCCCGCTACTACCTCACTTGCGCCCAGAACAACACGCTCATCCACGAGCCGACTTGGGCTGCCCTCCAGACCGGCATGGAACACGACGCGGCGGAAATGTTCGTCTCCACCTTCACCTACAACAAGGCCAAGGACGGCTCCAGCAAGCGCGGCTCGCGGAAGGGCTCCGACGGCGGCGCGCAGTGGTACGACGAGCGTATCGAGCCGTACGTCGTGGACGAGATGATCCAGCTTGCGCCGGGCCTTATATGGAACGGGCACTTCAACAACTGGCCCACGGCCTCAGAGCCGCTGTCGGCCCTCCAGAACTACAACTTCCGCAACTCGTCCATCTTCCCGCACGTCCGCCAGCACATGACCAGTATCGCTACGTCGCCCAGCGACGCGGCGAAGCTCCAGTACACCACCGGCACTATCACCAAGCGGAACTACATACAGCGTAAGGCCGGACAGAAGGCCGAGTTCGACCACATCTACGGCGCTCTCATTGTCGAAGTTAACGACAAGGGCCAGTGGTGGGTCCGCCAACTGAACACCGACAACGCTGGAGCCATCTACGACGTACGGAGCGACGGCCCCATCGTCTTCCACGCCGATGGCCGTGTCGTACGTCCCAAGGGCACCAACAGCATCGTCTGGGGCGACATCCACGAGATACACTTGGGCAAAGTCACTCGCGACCTGTGCTGGGGCGACGACGGCGTGCTCGACACGCTGCGCCCGGCCCGGCAGGTCTACCACGATCTTGCCGATTTCGAGTTCGGCCACCACAACCGCCGCGACCCCTACAAGATGTTCGCCCTGCGTGTCGTGCAGGGCCGGGGCATCGAGAAGGAGTACAAGTCCACGCTCGACTTCCTGACCATCGCAGGCCGTGTGGGCGTGGAAGACATCATCGTCAACTCGAACCACGACCGACACTTCGAACGCTATCTGCGCGAGGTAGACTGGCGCTTCGATCTGGACAACGCCGAGTTCTGCGGCACGGTCCACTTGTCCTACTTGAAGGCCCTTCGCGCGGGCGCATCGTTCAACGCCATGCAGTCCGCTATCGAGTACATCAACGGCGGGCCGCTCCGCAACACCAAATGGCTGGAGCCGGGTCAGTCGTACGTCGTATGCAAGAACGACGGCGGCGGCATCGAACTCGGCTTCCACGGCGACCAAGGGCCGGGCGGCGCGCGTGGCTCGCTGAAGAACCTCTCACTGCTGGGACGGAAAGTCATCATCGGCCACGGCCACGGCGCTGGCATCCTCAACGGTGCGTGGCAGGTCGGCGTGATGGTCCTCGACCTCGACTATGCCAAGGGCTCGCCGGGCAACTGGTCGATCAGCTTCTGCGTCGTACACGACAATGGCAAGCGCCAGATGATTACGGTGTTCGATGACAAATGGCACGCCTGAACCGCTCCACGACATGACGCCGCTCGAACTGGCGGTCTTCAAGAGTGTGGCACAAGAATTGCGTGACAAGTATTCCGCTGAACGCGACGCGTGGTTCAAGTCACTCGGACGCGAACTTAATGACAACCCACAACCGGGGAGGCCGCGTTGACTGACAAGTACTGGTGCCAAACATATACTGGCGAGGCGTTCTACTACGAGGACGACAAGATCGCCACGAACCCCTACAAGCTGGAGGACATCGCGCACCACCTTGCCCTCATCAACCGCTTCGGCGGCGGCACGATCTATCCCTACAGCGTAGCACAGCACAGTGTTGCGCTGTCTGTCGCAGTCTGGGACGACAGGCAAAACCCGTGGCTGTGCCTCGACGCGCTGTTCCACGACGCCGAGGAGGTGTACTTGGGCGACATCAGGCTGCCCATGAAGGACCGCTGCCCGGAGTTCCGTGCGATGTCAGCGCCCATCGACGCCGCGATCCGCAAGGCCATGAACGACATGGGCATCCCTGTGCCGCTGACGGAGACGCCCATCGTCCGCGCCCTCGACCGGCGCATCCTCATCAACGAACGCGGCTTCGTCATGCAGCCGTCGAAGCACAAGTGGTATGCGCTGGAAGGCGAGGAGGGCATCCCGAACCTGCCGCCGATGCTGTTCGAGCAGATGGACTGGCGCGCGGCCAAGAAGAAGTGGCTTCAAATGCTGGAGACTTATCTCCTGCTGATTAAGAGCCATGAGGGCGTCCAAAAATATGCCCTACGTTGAGGCTACAGGGGCCTCGGCACTAGTGCCTGCTACCCACATCCCATAAACGGTCCAAACGCACCACGGAGGCTCTAATGACCGAGAACTACATATCGCAAAATTCTGACGAACGTAAACGCACGCCGATGGCGTCCGGCCTGCTGGACTACTTCCCAGCGGCGCTGGCGGCTGTCGCACAGCACAGCTTCCTGTCCAACGAGAAGCATAACCCCGGCCAAGACCTGCACTGGTCGCGGCAGAACTCGACCGACCACGCTGACTGCATCGTACGACACCTGATCGAACGTGGCGGCATGGAGGCTGTGTACATCCAAGGCGAGCGCAACATGGTCCGCCACTCCGCCGCTCTGGCGTGGCGCGCACTGGCGCTGTTGCAGGAGGAGCTTGAGAAGGAGGGCTTCACGCCGGGCCGCGCCTCGCGCTTCCCGCCCGAGCCCGTCAACGAGTTCGGCATGACGGACAAGCAAGTCCGCGCCGAGGCTATGGCGTACGACGTCAGGGTCGTGGCCGACAAGGAGGAGGACGCCAAGACGGCCAAGGTGTTTGAAGGGCTGCTTAACTACTGGCGTCACGAGCCCGTGCCGTCGTACGAGCTTACACCTGCGGGGCTGGCGGCACTGGCGAAGCCGGTGAAGAAGAAGCGGGCGGTCCCAAAACCTGTTCGCAAACGGAAGTAGCCTGCGGCTCACACATGGAGACTGGAAACCCCGCCGGGCGACTGGCGGGGTTTTCGCAATAGAAGGTCGTGTCATGCTCGACAATCCGGCAGGCCGTGCCGTACGTCAGCCGGTCGAAGCCTGATATGCCGATGGGCGGGTACATCCGTCGTACGGCGTCCTTGGTGTAATAGTCGTCAGCGTTTAAGCCAGTCGGGGAGGGCGTCGCCGCGCACGATGTCACCATCCACATCACGAACATTACCAGCACTACGGGCGTCAGCAGCTTCAGCACTCGCATTGGACTTCTCCACAATTTCGGCCTTGGTCTTCTCACCGGCCAGTTGCGCTCGCAGTTCAGCCTCAGTCTTGCCTGCGTGGCGCGCGGCGCGCAGGATCAGCAGGCACACGAGGCCCGCTACGGCGACCACAATGCCCCTCATGAAGATTTCTGTCCAGTTCATTTGATGCCCTCTACGATCTTGGAGCCCGGCCCGCCAGTCTGCGTGAGTATCTGGCGGCGACCGCGCGGGTGGAAGCTGATGTGCATGACGCCCCGGTCGGCCTCAAGGATAAACTGGTCGAAGGGCACCCACAGGGTCGGGTGGGCCACCAGCGCCGTCGCGAGTTCCGGCGCGGCGAAGCGGATATCCCACTTGGGGAAGTAGAAGTCACAGGCGTGTCCGAGGGCGTGGTCGCTGTCCGGCACGCCGCCAACGAGGCGGTTCAGTTCCGGGTTGCGGTAGCCGCTGGTGATCTTGATGGGGCCGTGGCCCATCTGCCGTACGACCTCCATGTACTTCATCGTACGACGCAGATTGCGCTCGTGAGCCAGTGTCGGGTGGTTGTTGATCTTCAGCCGCGCCGCCGTGTCGCTGCGCAGGAACTCGAGCATACGGAAGTGTTCGGTCGAAAACAAATGGGCCTCCCACGAATGGAAGGCCCAAGGTTACGCGTGCTTGAGGGGGGTCGTCAAGCTCGCGTTAGGAGTAGTCGTGCGTTGCTTCCGCGAAAGACGTCAGCAGCGTCACCATGGCGCGAGCGACCGCCGACGGCGAGCCGCAGAAGTTGATGGTCACTTCCGCCTCGTCGCCCGGAGACATGGCGAGCGGCTGCGGGCGCGCGACCTTCGGTAGCTCGGTCGTGGCGGACTTCTGGTACTCGACAGCGGCCTCGACAGCAGCCGGAGCCGCCGTACGACGCTGGCGCGTGGCCTTGGGCTTCTCCGGCTCGCCGGTCAGCGCCGGTGCAGGCGGAGTGGCCGGGTCGCCGTCAGCGTCAGACTGGATCGCCATGCCCATGGCGGCTTCGATGTGGGCGGCGGCGGTGTCAACGAGCGACACCTCCTCGTCCTCGACTTCCGGCTCGACAGCAGCCGGGGCCGGGTGCAGCTTGGTCTGGATCGCAGCGGCCTGCGGCGTCGTCTGTGTGGCAGCGGCCTGCTGGCCCCAGCCACGAGGCTGGACGCGTGCCGGTGCGGGCGTCGGAGCCTGTGCAGGCTGCGGCGCTGCGGCGCGCTGTTGGGTGGGTTGTACTGCTGCTGGAGCATGTATGGCTCCCTGTGCTGGCAGTCTGCGAAGCAAAGTCATGTCGTCCTCCGTTCCATTGCCCGGAGCCGCCGGGCGCGTTATCGGCTCACCTTGGAGCACCTGCCGAAGTCCCTGCAAGAGCCGGACCTGCGTGGTATCCTTGTCTTCTAACGCAGCAAAGACAAGTTCGTCAATACTGTCCTTGACGATCAGGCGGTGGTTTACCACGCGCTCGCTCGTGTTGCCCTTGCGTCGGATGCGACCGATGAACTGGCCGTACGTCTCAAGGTTGAAGTCGGACGAGAACCAGCAGAGGTGGCCCGCGCCGCCCTCTTGGAAGTTCAGGCCGTGGCCGACCGACTGCGGCTGGCACAGCATGACCGGCAGCTTGTTCTGGTTCCACTCGTCTTGCAGGCGGATCGCGTCCTTCTCCGACACGCCGCTGCCGAGGTACGGCGCGTCCCAGCCGAACTCCTTCTTCAGCCGCTCCTGTAGGCGGACAAGGTCGTGGTGATATTGATAAGCGATAAGCAGTGGCTGGCCTTGCAGGCTTTCGATAAGCTCGACCAGCGCGTCGATCTTGGCCTCGTGGATGATGACCCACTCGCGCGCCTTGCCGTGTATCTCAGCCGTGTAGACCGCGCCGTTCGCCATCTGCTTCAGCTTGGCGGACACAGCCGCCGCGTTGCCTGCCGTGATGAGGGCGTTGTCGATCTGGATGAGCATGTCATTCCGCATCGTGTCGTACGCCTTGCGTGACGTACGGTCGAGTTCGATGAAGATGTCATTGTCACGGATCGCTGGCAGGTCGGTGTACTCGAGCCTGTAGACGATGTTCTTGATGCGCTCTTTGATGCGCGCCTCGCCGTCCTTCTGGATTTTGTAGTTGAAGCCGTCGAAGTCGGGCTGGAAGAAGTTGTCCCGGTAGTGGCTGTAGAACTGCCCCAGCGACGCGCCGCCGTCGATCCACAGGAACTGACCGAACAAGTCGAGGAAGCCGTTTGGCGCTGGTGTGCCGGTCAGGCCCCACTTGCGCGCCGTACGACCCGTGGCCTTGCGGAGAGCCTTGGCGCGGATGCCAGTGGACTTCTTCAACTTCGTGAGTTCGTCCGCGATGATCGTGTCGAACGGCAGCCCGCCCTTGCCCAGATACTTGCCGCACAGCCACGGCAGCCCCTCATAGTTGATGAGGAACAGGTCTACGCCGCCAAGGCCGGGCAGAAGCGCCATGCCGTCGGCCAGCAGCTTGTCCTTGTTTGGCCCGTGCAGGAACTCCAGCCGGAGGTGTTTAGTGTGGCTCCACTTCGCTGCTTCCTGCCGCCACGTAAGCTGGCAGATACGTACTGTCGCCATCACCAAGCCCCGCTTGGCGACGCCAGCCTTCTGGAGTTCCGAAAATGCCGTCAAAGATATTGATGTCTTGCCGCTGCCAACGTCCGCCCATAGCACCGCCGCTCCATTACGGATGAGGTGTTCGACTGCCGATGCCTGCCCCGCCGAAGGTATCCATTCTTTGTGCGAGGGCGCGGAGCGCCTCGTCTGGCTTGTTGTGGATGTCCACGTCATGCCCTGCGGCCTTCAACAGTTTGATGATGTACGCTTGTCTTGCACTAGTCGTGCCGTTGGTGGCCTTGAACTCCACCATGTAGCAGTGCCCAGAGCCGAAGTAAAACCTGTCGTCCGGCCAGCCTGTCGCCGCGCCCCGGCCCTTGTGGTTGCGCTCGTGCAGCCCGCCATGGGCCTTGTGCCACGCCACCACGGGGTCACGGACCTGCTTCTCTGTCAGCCGACTAGGCACGGTCCACCGCTGTTGCCACTGAACGGGCACCACTTGCACTTCGCGTTCTTGCGGGGTGCGAAGTGCCTGTCGAAGAACATGGGCTCGACGCGGAGCTTCCACTTGGCCTTCAGCACGGGCAGCGACTTGCGGTCCATGTTCCGTTTTACTTCTTCGCCGGTGTCGAGATACCACAGGCGTGTCTCCACGGTCTGCACGTCGGGGAAGCGGAGGAAGGCGCTCATGCCGAACTGCTCCACCTGCTCCTCGTTCGTGTCGTACTTCTTGCCGGTCTTGTGGTCGATCAGGGTCATGTGACCGTCGCCGTGGTTGATGCCCAAGTCCACGATGTTGCGGAGCCACGCGGCCTTCGGCGGCTTGCCGAACCAGCCTGTGACCTGCCAGTCCTCCGTGAAGGCCCACTGCTGCTCGGTGAAGACGCCCTCGGGGTTCAGGCGAAGCATGTTAAACAGCGAGGCGAAGCTGGCGATTTCCCTCGGCACAGGCTCGCCTAGCTCGTTGTTGACGAACTTCTCCGCGATCTTGTGGACCTTGTTGCCCCGTACGAACGCCTCGTTCTCGCCCTCGGGGATTTTGATGATGTACTTGTACGCGAACCGCGCCGGGCACGTCTCGTAGTCGGCAACGCGGCTGTAGCTCCAGCTATCGGGCAGCTTCAGCGGCTTGCCGTCGTACGTCGCGGAGTAGCCTAAGATTGGGCTAACCATTTCGTCAGTGCCTCCGTCTCTGTCTCGCCCTTGCCGGGCTTCACTGCGCCGCCCCATGAGAAGCCCCACTTCGCGGCGGACAGCATTGGCACCGTCAGACGCTGCCGCTCCATTACCTCTTTCAGTAACAGCATCTGCTCAACTGCGCAATCTAATGGGCTAGTGATGTTGATTTCATCGTATACGGTAACGAGGAAGCGCACGCGCGGATCACGCCGGGGGTCGTAGTACCACTCGATGATGGCCTGCTTGGTCAGGTCGGCGGCGCTGCCCTGTACGAGATAGTTCAGGAGCTTGTAGACGAAGTCTCGCATCTGGCCGGTCTTCTCGTCCAGCTTCGGCGGCTCCGGGTGGTAGCGGCGTCCGCCCCATGTGATGATAGGCAGCTTGCGTCCGACCAGCCGCTTGATTTCGTCGTTGAGGATTTTCATGCCGGGCAGCGCCTTGGCGTGAACCTCCTTGAACTCCTTCGCCGTACGGGCGTCACAGGCCAGCGCTTCGGACAGGCCGGGCACGCCGCTGCCGTAGATCGTACGGAAGTTGATGATCTTCACCTTCGTACGGTCGAGCTTCGTGTTGGGCGACAGGCGCTGGATTTCGCCCATGACCAGCATGTGAACGTCGAGGCCCGGATCGGCTAGGTAGGCGGCGTGGAGCTTGCCGCTTTCGAAGTGCCCGAAGACGCGCAGTTCTTGTCCGTCGAAGTCTCGGTGGAGAAAGACGTGACCAGCATCAGGAAGAATATAGCGGCGTACCAGAGGGAGAACAGGAACATCCAACCACGCGGGGTGAGTGTACCCATCAGGTCGTCCTTCGAAGTCCTTGCTGATGTTGAGAAAGTTTGGGTTCGTCGTGCTTGGTCGTCCAGTTCGTGTTCCACCATCGCCTCCGCGTGTTTGTGACCAGTTGGTCGAGATACGTCCGTCCGGCCTGCGACGCGACTGCGCCAGCCAAGGCTTCATGAACATCTTGAGGCAGGTCTGGAGCCTGTTGCGATAGCCCAGCGCCTGAAACAGTCGTACGTCCTTGAAGTTGTCAGGCAGCAGGTTGACCTTGCTGACGGACAGGTTGCCGTTCTTGCCGATGGTCAGGCTGCCTTGCAGCGCGTCCATGCGGACCAGCGCCTCGCCCACGTCAGCGTCAGCGTCGAGGTTCAGGCCGGGCGAGCGCAGCGTCTTACGCAGCCAGTCCTCGGCCTTCTCGAACGCCTTCTCGTAGAGTTCGATGTCCATAGCCAGAGCCTCGGCGTGCAGCGTGAGGCCGTCGCGCTCGTTCTCCATGAGGATCGGCAGTAGTTGGCGTTCTCTGTCGTACGCCGGACCCATGCCCTCGGCCAGCACGCTCGGGTGCAGGTGGTTGAACAGCGCCTCCGTACGGTCGGTGTCGCCTACGGCGTACGGCTCAAGCACGTCGCCGGGCACGAGCCAGAAGTACTTGCCAGCACTGGACAGCTTGCCGTCACGTCGCTGGAGACGTTCGCCTGTCTCAGCGTAGACGGTGTGTCGGTTGTCCCACAGCCACTCACCTACGGCGTCCTTCTCGTCGGCCTCCCACAGCCACAGGTCGGCGCACATCTCCTTCAGCCCCATGCGCCGGTTGTGCGGGTTGTCGAGGTAGCCAAGGAACATCGTGTCGTGGATGCGCGACCAGTGCGGTACCTCCAGCCCGAAGTGGTAGCGCGCAACAGACAGGTCGAACTTCGAATTGTGGAACAGGAGCGGCAGCGCCGTGTCGTCCCACAGCATCTCCAGCAGTCTCTTGACTTGGTCGTACGTCGTGTTGTTGCCACTCGGATGGCCCCAGCGCAGATAGCGCGACTTGCCGCCCAGCATCTTCAGTACGACGCCCACCGGCACCGGCGGCTTCCACGCGATGTCATCGTCAATGGGGTGTGTTTCGAAGTCTACTACGGCGCAACGTGGGGTCATAGAACTGACGTCCTGCTGATTGATAGGCCGAGTACGTGCGCGATCTGCTTGAGCTTCCAGCCATGGCGGCGAGCAGCCCACACGGCCTCGCTGCGGCGGCGCTTGACGTCCATGGGCACGCGCTTGCGGCCATCGAAATACGACTTGTGGCGGAGGTAGTGCAGGGCAGCCATCTCCAGCATGCCGCGAATTTCTTCGTCCGTGTAGACGTGGTCAACGATCATGGCGAAACACAGGGTTGCGCTGCATAATGTCAATCATGCACGCCACATTCTGCGTGGCCTCGGCAAGCTTTTCTATTGACTTCGCAATAGCGTAAAGCCCGTTCCACGCGTTGTCGTGAACTTCTTCCACAGTGGGCTCGTGAGGCGACGGCGGGTTGTAGTTATCCACGGCCCTAGCCAAAAGCTCCAGAGCATCGACTGCTCGCTCAGTTAACTCTTGCTGATAGTCTGTCATCTTTCCCTCCAGAAAGTTCCCGCAGCAGCAAGGCCCGTTCTCCTGCGAGATTTGGGCTCCATGCCGCTGCGGGTAGTGTCTTAGCCCCGCTCGCGCAGAGCCTCGATGTACAGGTCGCGGATTTGTTCTTGCTCCGTACGACCTTGCTCGTCCTTCAGATAGGCGATGGCCTGTCGCAATGCGCCAGTGTCATAGCCCGCAGACTTGGCCTCCTTGAAGAAGGAGCGCTTCTCCTCCGCAATTTCCTTGCCACGCTCCTCGCAGTCCACGATGTTGGCGGCGATGGTGCGCAGCTTCTCGATAGCGGCCTGCTGCATGCCGACTGAGTTGTGTCCGATGTCGGCCATGCTAGTTCTCCACCGCCGTGCTGGCGTCCGCCGCTGTCGGCATTTGAATGACGTTCGAGCCTTCTCCAGCCATGGCTTCGTTGCACCTGACAACGGCAGCCGCCATCTCGTGCGACAGGTCCATGGACACCCCGTTGAGGTACGTCACGGCCTCACCAGCGATGGCAGAGTAGTGCTCGTGGGGCAGGGGCGTGGCGTTCGCCATGTTCCCCAGCGCGTCCACCAGCATCATGATTGCCGCTCTGGCGACGACAGTGTTCCCGACTTGGGCCTTGGCTGCCGAAGTGACGAACTCGACGTAGAGCGCCCGCAGTTCAGCGATGTACTCGGGGGTCATTTCTGGGTTTTCAGTCATTGTAGTCCTCCGGGTTAACGACGGCGCAGGGTGCCCTTGCCGCGTTGTGGTCCGCCGTCTTCTGACGGAGGAGAATAGGATTTCGCCATGGTCGGCGCAATCTGCTCGTGGCGCAGTTGGATGGTGTCGAACAGTGCGTCAGGCAGGGCCTCGACCATCTCGAACTCGACGTGAAACTGGTCGTTCGCGTCAGGCACGAGATAGACACGCGTGATGACGCCGTACGGCGGACGACCGATGGTGTCGGCCAGCTTGTTGACGTACTTGCTCCAGTTCTTGACCGACGTGACCGGCAGCTTGAGCGTGACTTGGTCAGCCGACGCGTAGTGCTCCGGGGTGTCGTACAGGTCGAGCGTACGACCGTTGGCGTCTTCACCGAAGACACCAGCAGGCAGCATGGCGAGGCGGCGGCGGTTCTGGCACGCCTTGCCCTTGCCCTGCGCAGCGGAGCCCCACTTGTTTTGCGGGCACACGTTGCAGCCCTCGGACTGCGGGACGAAGTAGTCAGGGCTGTTCTGCATCGTCTCGTGCGGGATCATGTCCGCGTCCGTACGACCGAAGGCATAGCAGCGCGGCGCGTTCTGCTCCTCGGGGTTGTAGCGCCCCTCGTAGAACGTGTTCTCCCGTATGGCGTCCACGATCACGACACAGATTTCCGTGCCGAGTTCATCTTCGCCCACGCGGAACACGCCGCCACGGGTGGAGAAGTACGACGGCGAAGCCTCCGGCTCGTGGGCGCGGAAGTCCTTGGCCGCTGCGCGCCAGCGGTCATCGTTCAGTGCGACGGCAGTGCCGGGCTGATTGGTAACGAGGTTGGTCATGCTGTCCTCCTAGACCTTTGTGACCGAGACGTCAGGTATAAGCACCGTCTCAATGCCCGGAGGCATCTGGTTGGCCTCCACCATGTCCATGATTGCCTTATCCGAAGTACGCTTCTGGAGCAAGTCGAAACGCTTGTTGGCGGCGATGAACTCCCAGAACTCGTTCCAGTTCGTGACCTTCGGCTGCTCTTTGTCCTTGATCTGCACGCGGTAGAGCCTGCCCGCTGCGCCGGTGTCCCGGCCCTCGTCACGGCTCTTTTCGAGGTTGCGGATCATGTGCTGACGGAGTTCGCTCTCGCGCTCCTGCACGGGCTCCACGACCTTCTCCATGGCTAGCCTGTAGTTCTTGGTCAGGGCGTACTCGTCAGCCACTGCGCCCATGCTCTCGGGGATAGGGCTGCCCACCTTGCAAGGTCGGAATGTCATGTGTTCTCCGTTGGGTTTATCTTGCTTCGTACCTGCAAATTGCGGGCCGCTGCTTTCTTCAGGCTGTGTTGACCGTACTGCGTCCAGTTCGGGAGCATGCGGTCGAAGTCGGCCTGCGTCATTGGCTTGTTATCGTACTCGTCAAAGTGGGAGCAAATAAGAAACTGTTGAATGTAGCCCTGATACACAAACCCCTCCGGGTTGTCGTGATTTATCAGGTACTTAATCTGCACACTGCGGAGGTCTTTGCTAATCTGGCCTCCGACATTGCCGCCCATGCCCTTCGTGTAGCCTAGACGGGTCGCGACTTCGGGGAGCATTATCGCTAGCTCCTCCGGCGTGTAGTATGGCCGGATCGGCCAGTTGAGAACGAAGCCCATAATCTCTTTGGCACGGGCGGCGCGCTCGGCGTTACCGCTCATTTCGTTGGCGTCAGCCCACACGACCATGGCGTCGAGCATGCCAACGATGTAGCCGTCACCTTTCGCCGCACGCATCATCTTGCCCATCTTCTGCGTTATGGTGCGTCCCTCGGCTTCGGCCATCCGCTTCTCGGCTGTCATCGGCGGCGCAGACGGCGGCGACCAGCCCTTCAGGTCGTACGCTCCAAGCCAGTGCCGCAGGTGCATGATACCATCGCCCTCCATCCACTTTACCACACGCATGTACCACGGCTTGCCTTCGGGGTGTGGCCCCGGCACGTTGACAACGAACATGCGCCGGTCGCCTTCCTCGTGGTTGCCCACTGCACCTTCGTTCGACGTGAGGATAATCATAGCGCGGTTCTTGATCTGTCGGCCCTTGCGATAGAGGTCGCGGAGGTTCTGTGTGTCGTCGCAAATGTACTTCTTCAGCTTGGACGAGCCCTTCGCGCTGCTCACATACTCGGCCTCGGCCTCGTCGAAGATGACGCACAGCGCCTCCTCCAGCCACGGGTTGAACTCCGACACCAGCACGGAACTCGGTTGACTTGAGCCGTACGGACCAAACACCATCATCGCGATCTTGGCCCACAGAGACTTGCCGCCGCCCTGTGCGCCCACGCCCAGCATAGTGAGGGCGATGCCGGGTAGCTTGTCGGGGTTCTGCCACTTCCACACCAGCAGCTTCACCGCAAGGTCGCGGTCCTGCGGGGGCAGCAACGAGAACACATACTTGTCGAGGTCGAGGAAGGGCTGCACGTCGCCGGGCGCGCTCTCGGGCATGCCGCCCCACAGGTTAAGCGACCGACCGCCCTGCGCACGCTCAACCGTACGCTCCATAGTGCTGGGGTCGAATGTTGTGTCTCTGTAGACGCGGTGGTTCTCGTGCGTCAGCCACACGGACGCCAGCGAGACGGTCTTGACCTTGTTGGCCTCGCCGGACACCTGCGTCAGCTTGCGCTTGCTGAACTCAGAGCCGGACAAGAACGACGCCTTGTCGATGTAGGCACGGGTCGTGAAGTCGTAAACCATGCCGTCAGCTTCGATGAACGCACACTCGTCATTCATCGCCAGCACTTCCGCGTCCGACTTGCGCAAGTCCGGCGCGTCCTTGAGCAGCTTCTCGAACGCGTCTACGCCGTACGCCAGAAGATAGTCGTCAAGTCCAGTCTTCGTCGGCTTGCCGTCGTCGCCGCGCGGGCCGTCTGGGAGCACAACCAGCTTGACCTTGGCCCCGCGCTTCAGTGACAGTTCAGCCGCGAGGCGGTCGCACGCATGTCGTACGTCAGGGTTCGATTTGTAGTCGCTGTCGTAGACGATGTAGACCGTACGGTCGGGCCATGGGATGCCCGCGAGAATGGGCAGGAACTCACCGCCCACAGACTTGTCGCGGAAGTTGTACACGCCGCCCAGCCCGATGACAGGATAGCCCCTCGCAGCGCCAGCAGCGGCCTTCTTCTCGCCCTCGGTGAAGAAAATAGGCTCGTTGTCAAGGGCGAAAATCATCGGCCAGTCCATCAGGGGGCTGAAGTACGCCTGCACGCCTGACGCTCTCGGCTGGTCGTAGCGCTGCGGCTTCGTGCCCTTCGGCGCTGGGGGCAAGCGCAGGTAGCGCACTCGTGCAAACGGGTGAACTTCGCCGCGCCGCCGGAACGTGAGAGGCAACGGGCCTTGCTCGTCCTTGTCTGTGTGATGATAGTACGGCAGCACTGTCGCCGGTAGCGCCTTCCACTCTGGGAACAGCTTCGACGCGTCCGCGACGTAATACATGCCCGCCGCCTCCGCGTCCTCCGGCGTGATGCCGCTGCGCGCAAGGTCGGCCAGATACCGCTCGTCCATAGTCACTCCGTCCGAAGGGTCTAGCTCTTACGTCTGGCAGGCTGTCGTGTCAACGGTTTGACCTTGCAGCCCTTGGGGCACGACACAGGCTTGAAGCCTCTAGCTCGTACGACGCCAGTGTCGAAGCACACAGCGCACGCATCCTTAAAGCCCCGTGTGTGTTTTACAAGGACGTCGCGCGCCTGCTTTAGATCGTCCATCGACTTCTGACCGCCCATGTCCACAGTCATGGTTCGTGTGTCGGGATGGTGACGCCTCACCTGCCCACGGAACGCGGCCATCACCGTGTCGTACGACGTCGGCAGCGTAAGGGTCAGCAGCTTGGCCGCTTCAGCGAGTGTCATCAGTGGCCTATCAGGGCTGGAACATGCAGCCTTATGGTGTCGTCCGGCTCGACGGTGAAGTAATACGAGTAGTCCTTTTCCTCGCACAACGCCTTGACCTCGTCGTACGTCCGCAGGTAACGCATTTCGCGCAGCAGCCGCTTCTCGGAAGGGATCACACGGCCTGTGCGCTTCTCGCAGACGTTTATCATGCGCCCATCATCCATGCGCCGATCAGCAGCGCCTTAAACAGTATCCGCGCCCACGAGTGCATCAAGTTCCTCCGCCGCCTTCTCCTTGGCCTTCTCGTGCTGCCACTTCTCGGCACGGTTCAGCACTTCGATCAGCACGGCGATCTTCGACCGTACGTCAGCGATCTGCGTGTTGTCAGGCACCTGTCGATGCCAGCTTTTCGGCATTATCTGAAGGGCAGCGTTCATGCCCTCCCAGATGCCCTGTGCCTTGCGCCAATCCAGCACGTCGGCGCGCTCTTTGTCAGCACGCGCACCGAAGTAGATGTCGTACGACGTCGCGCTGTAGCCGCTGCTGCGTCCGAACTCGCGATACTGGCGCTTGTCCCACGCAGACGGGTAGAACCGCTTCGTGAGATGATAGCCGCCGCGTGCCACGAAGCTCACGGTGATCTGCCCAGCCTTGCTGACCTTCTCGACACGCACATCGTAGCATTCGTACGACCGATGGGCGTGCGCAACAACGACTGCGCTTGTGCCGACTTCGACTTGAAATTCTTCAGTCATGTGCTCTCCGTTTGTCTAGCTCCGCCAGAGCCTGATGCATCGTGGCGTGATATGTCTTGCCGTGCGGTCCCACAACGCAGAAGCCCAGCGCCTTACCCGTCATGTCTCGTACGGCAGCGATGTAGGTCACGGCTTAGTTCCTGATGTGAATGAGGAAAAGTATCCCCAGAACGATAATCACCAACAAGGTTTCTCCGTTTGTCATGCAATGCCTATGCCTCGTCGTCCGCCAAGGCGTGCTTCGCAGCGCGCTCCTTGGCCTGCATGTCCTTGGCCTCAAGGTTCGGCCCGATCCATATGTTGATCTGTGCGTCACACGGCTCGTACGACACCTGCACGTCATCCGCCGCTGCGCCGCGCCGCAGGTTGCGCTTCTCGCGTTTCTTCTGCCACTGGAAGCGCACGCGGATCACGGCCACGCCATCGGCACGCCGGGACATGGCAACACGCGCGGTGTTGGTGCGCTCGCTCAACTCGGCCAGCCCTAGCTCCATCGGCGGGCCGTCCATACCGTCGTACAGGTACCACGCGTTTTCGCTCACGTAGCGCCATACTGCGTCCATACCGGGCACGTCAAACGACCATGGCGACGCCGCCACGTAATCCTGTGTGCGAGGGTCCACAGCCGCAATTCGTACGCCATACATCGTCGTACGACCATCAGGCTTGGCCGCTGCGGTTTCGTTGATGTCTTCTCGCAGGTTGGACAGGATCAGCGCGCACGCTGCTGTCATAGGCGAGCGGGCTATGTCGCCGTCACTGTTGGATAGCGCCCAATCCAGAAGCGCTTGCGCGTGCTGCGCCACGTCGGCGGGCCAGCGCAGGTGCGCCTTGCTGCGTGCTCTGCTCATCAGGGTACTCCTGCCTCCGCATTAGCACGAGCCTTGCGGTCCCGCAACTCTGCCATCAGGCGGGCGTGCAACACCGCGTCTGCGTCGTACGGCGACTTATCTCGGGGCTCCATCCGCATGCGGACAAGCTGCTCGTGTCGTCGGGCGTCGAACTGCGAGGGCATGTGCAGGAAGCGCCACATTTCCGACGCCGCGCACACATCGAACATGGCATCCCATTTCATGTGCCGGATGTTCGGCGCGTCGAGGGCACGCAGCTTGTCCGGCGCATCCCAATCAAGCCACCAGCCACCAGCGCGCGTGTCGAACTCCAGCAGGCTCGCCTTGATCTCCCCTATGGGCCGGTGCAGGACCAGCACAGGGCAACGCTGCGCAGCCACGAAGTCCGGCCAGTCGTAAATGCCGGTGCAGGAAACGCCGTCGTACGAATAGCGCCACTCGTGGTAGTGCTTATGGTACAGCGGATCATGCACGCACACTTCTCCGCCGTACGTCAGCCAGTTAGCGGCCCATGTCGTGCCTGACCGGGGCAGGCCGATGACCATGCGGTTAAGCATTAAGCTCCTCCTTCAGTTTAGCCACGAAGGCCAGAAGCTCGTCTGTCGCCGCTGCCTTGGCATAGGTCCACAGCCCGTCTGACGCTTTCGTATTTCTGTGATGCGCCCGTGGCTGGTCTGCTCGTGCTGCGTCTAGCAGTCGGATCGCTTCATCAGCGAACACGCGACGCAGTCTCTCGTCGTACGTCGGGGTCATACTGAAAACCCCACTGCCGTTAGCACGCGCTCCACATCTAGCCATGTGACGCCGTCCGCCAGCGTCCACCGATCCTCGCCGGGGTGTGCCTGCCCGTGCTCGTGCAGCCACTCTGCCGCTTCGCGTGTGACGTACGACCAATCATGCGTCGTCGTGTCTTCCAGTCGTACGTGCGAGGGTGTGCCCTTGTACAATGGTGCCATCACAGTTCTCCGTGCCAGCTTGTCAGCGTGCGCTGCGTGATCGTCACGCCGTAGCCCTTGCGCAGCCCCTCCGCCAGCGTGCGCGCGATGTCGCAGGCCGCTTCCATGTGCTCGCTGGGAAACTCGCGAGTGAACAGAACCACAGTTCCGCCGGGCCTGTTGTGCCAGACCTCGACAGTGATTTCATCCTCGTCCGGTCCGTGCGTTCTCATGACTGCAACACCTTCGCTGCCGTACGCTTGTCCTTGGTGGACGGTTGGCCGCGCCACGCATCACGCCAGCGTTGCCGGTCGAAATGCTCGTTGTCCATCGCGAACATGGTTTCAAGCTCGTTCGCAAGGGACGCAAGCGCCTCCTGCTTGTCGTCATTCCAGAAGGTCGCCGTACGATGCCGGTGCAGTAGCTCTGCGAGCGGCGCATAGTGGCGGTGTTGAAACTTGGGTGCAGACATGGTCAGTCCTCCTGTCGAGACTTGTAAATCATCGCTGCGCCAGCGGCGAACATAACAACCATAACGCCAGCGCCGCCCAAAAATGTAACCAGCACCAAAAAGGCGCTAAGGGAACACAACACCCAACCCCATATCCCAAGAACAGTTCTTGAAAACTCGTTCATTATTCATCCTCCTGTGGGATGCTATTGCACATGCAATAGCTGTGCCGTTAATCTGTCGCGTCGAAAACGCCGTTGATGATACGGGCCAGCCAGTACTCTAGCTCTGTCGTACGAACGCTGATGCGCTCTGACTCCCACTGCGAGGGTCGCCCGTTGCCGTCCGCGCCTGTCGCCCAATCGGTCAGCGACACAATCTCTTCGCGCATGGCGCGGGTCAGCTTCTGCTTATCGACGTTCATACCTCAATCGCTCCTGTGATGCGGTGCAACTCCTGTAGGGCCTCGTCCTGCGAGCGATAGGCGCGCGTGTGTCGTACGCCTTGCAGCATGCAGCCGACTAGCCAACGCTCCGGCTGGTCGATCATGCCAGAGCCTGCGGTGTACTGCCCCGCCGCTCGGTGTATAACGTACGTCATAACTCCGCTGCGCAGGGCTGGCGCTTGCCCTAGTATCGTCTCGCCCTTCTGCGTGTTCATGTTAGCTCCGTGTGATGCTGTTACCATCCGGCAGGTTAGCTGCCAGAGCGTCCGCCGTCTCACGCAGCGCAGCCGCCGCGCCCTCGTAGTCACGCGCCTTGAACGTGCGCCCTGTGTGCCGCGCCGCTGCGGCCATCATGGCCTTGGGGGTGTATGCCCGGTTGGGCTTCATGCCGGTGGCAGCATACAGACGCAGGCCCGAGGCGAGCGTGAGCATGGCGAAAACATCGACCGCGCGCGGTCCGCTAAAGGTAGTCATGGTCAGTCCTCCTGTGTCGTACGATTGACAGTGCGGCAATCTTCGACAGCCGCCTCTGGCGTGTCTCCAAATCCCATGCGCTCCTCGCCTACAGGCTGGCACATCCAGCCGCCGCCACGGAAAACCAGCACGCGACATCCTAACAGTCCGGCCTCCAGCTTGCCTGTGCGCTTGTTGGGTCGTACGTTCCACAAGGCCGTCTCGCGGTCCTTGGGCACGTTGGTAGGGTGCGAGAGTGTGCAGAACCGGGCGATTGCCTCGCGCTCCTCTGCGCTGCACTCGCGCTCGTACCTGTAGCCGTACTTCTTCCGCTGCGCTTCGTTCATGTGAACCTCCGTTCCTCTGATAATGTACTATCGCACAAGTCCATTATCATGTCAACTAGTATTTCACACGCGCCATCAGAATTGTGCATGTGCCGTACGGTCGAAACTCCAGCGCATCGCCATGGTCTGCCCACTTGCCGGGCATGCCGGTAATCCGCACCGCAGCCTTGAGGCGGCGCTTGATCTGGGCCTTGCCTGTGCCCTCGCTGAAATGCAGTAGCTCGCGCCTGACCCAGCAATAGTTGGCCTCGCCTCCGAACGTGTCAGTGTATTCCACTTCCATTTCGTACGACATGGTCAGTCCTCCAAGTGCGCCGCAGCGCGGTCAAGGTTAGCGACGTACTCGCGCCACTCCTCTGTCGTACGGCGCACAAGGTCCGTACGGTCGAACTCTGCTTCTCGCAGGGCCAGCTTTAGCTTGCGCTCGGCTGGCTTGAACACTGCGGCAACCGCAGCGTAGCAAGGGGCGTCCGGTGTGATGCGTGTCACTGGGCTAGTCCTCCATCCACTTCCTGTAGCCAAGCCACCTGCGTCGCGCTCAGCCGCTTCATGCCCCTGTGGCCCCCGTCTAGCTCGCCCTCGCAATAGGCGCACAGGACGGACGAGCTATAATGTGTGTCGTACGTCTCAACGAAGTAGCGGTTGCCGTCATCTGGCCCCATGTCCGTGCATTCAAACACGCGCAAGCCGTGCGCCTTGGCGATGGTCTTCTCACGCGTAGACGACATGGGCATGGCCCTCCTCAAAAGCCTCTAGCGCATGGTCGCGCTCGTCTCGTTCCACATGCTCGTCAGGGCGAGCGATCCACCAACTGACGCGGCCCTCCGCGTTGTCGTACGTCTGCTCAATGGCGCGCTGCACCCTGATGACGCTCGCCTGCATGACGCTCGCGCTCGTCCACTCTGCGCAGTCGCAGTCCATCTGTCGTACGACTAGCGCGACCTGTCCGCCCTGCGCATGACGGGCAATCCACTCTGCCAGACCGGCCCTGTATGCCAGCCGGTCCTCGGCTCGCAGCGGCGAGCGGCGGAGCACCTTGCGCATGATCGCGCGAAGGGTGGACGGGTCTTCCTTCCGGGTGCGGCGTTTCATGTCGGGCTCCGCAGTGTTGCGCCGTACGGCGTTGAAGGGGATAGGCAGCAGTCACGGTTGGCGACCATGCCGCGTCGCTTGTCGTCCTCGCGTTCGATTGTGACCTGCCCGTTGAAGTGGGGCTTGATGACTGCGGCCATGAACCAGCGTTCGCCGGGGTCCATACCCTTGACCAGCACGCGGTCGCCCTCGCGATAGGGTGAGACGATGCCCATGGGTCAGGCCTCCGCAGTGTTGACGATGCGGAACACGAAGGGCGCTCCAAGCTCTGCGCTGCACGTCTCACGGTGCCGCAGGATGGCCCGCGCGTTGCGTTCGATCATGAGGGGCCAACCCCATGAGCGCCAAGCGTTGCCGCTCGCTGCGTCACGGTAGTCAAGCCGCCATGTGGGTTTGATGTCGTACGTCATAGGCTAGGCCTCCGCCTTGGGTTCATAGGTGACGCCCCGGTCATTGATAGACCACAGCAGCCGCTCGCCTTCGAAGATGTCCGCCCGGCATCCGTCGCGATTGTGCATCGCTTGCCGCGCATCCTGTTTCGTTATCGCAAGGTCATGACGTCTGTACGTCTCACTCGCGCCATTCTCTTGAACCAGTACTAACCGCAGTGCCATGGCCTAAGCCTCCTCTGTGTGTGTGTGTCGCACGATCTAGCGCGGGGTGTGCAGGGCGATGACGACAGCGTCGAACCAGCTTGCAGGGACGTTGCGGAAACGCGGGTCATGCGTGCGTTGCGCTTCGCGGATCATATCCTCCGCCTCCGCCGGGTCATAGCCGTTGCCCAGCACTGCGTCAGCGTAGCGGGTCGGGTCGTGCAGTATGCTCTTGCTCATGTCCATAGCCTAAGCCTCCTCTTGAGTTGTGCCGTACGTCAGGGTGAGCCGGGCGGGGAGAGGTGGGGGCCTCTCCCCTAGCCCTTGTCAGCCCTCCTCAATCATCGCCAGCATGACCGCTGCACCCTCGGCGGTGTACAGCGTCAGGCCCGGCTTGCCCCATGCGTTCGCGCCGCTCACGAGGCACGTGTACCGCGTCTTAGACGCCCGCTTGGCTACTGCCCGCTTGCCGGTCAGTTGGGGCATGGAAGGAGGCACGAAGCCGGACAGACCGCCAGCGGCGGACAGGGCAAGATCAGTCGGGGTACGCCAGCGGATCGCCCAGCCGGTTGCGAGAAGCTTGTCCGCCGCCTTGTCGAACGCCTCGCCTTCAAGGATGTAGTGCGTCATCTGAACGCCCGTTTCCTTGCCCATGAGAAGGCCAGTGTTAGACGGGTACAGCCCCACGCGTTTCATCAGGTCGCCCCACTGCTTATTGTGGTAGCCGCCCGGCGAGGGTTTGCCCTCATGGTATTGCTCGAGATGGGTCATCTCATGAACCAGCGTTGACAGGATCGCCTTGTCAGTCCGGCCCGCGAATGACTCGGGGTTCATGGCGATTTCATCGGTTTTCCGGCCCTGCCCGTCAGCCGACACAAACCCTTCCGTCATGAAGTACCCGCGAAAACGACGCGAGCGAACCAGCGTGATAAGGCACTGCGGCAACCGGCCCTGAAACAATGCCTTGTTGAAGAAGTCATAGGCGGCTTGGAAATCGCCGTACTGTTCTTCCGTCGGACGGTCAGCCTTGCGAGCGATCACGACGGGAACCGGGTACACCGGCAGGTCAGGTTGCAGCACGTTAATCTCCCATTTACCGTCCGGCGGGCCAGTCCCTGCCGTCCTTCGATAAGACAACACTACACGAGGTGCATTACCAAGTCAATAACGGAATCAAATAATTCGACATGCATATGCAGAATTATTGCGGGGTGCATTTCAGCCGTACGGCGTGAGCTAGGCCGCTGCGGGACCGGGCAATGGGGAGAGATGA